AGTACCAATCATTGAGGAAACTACTGAATTTACAGTAAATGAAATCTTCTACAAGCTTAACTTAATGAATGATAAGTTAAAAAATGAGTTTTTACCAGTAAACGTTAAAATAAAAGACATTATTGGAGAATTCATCTACTTTCAAAAACTTACTATTAGTTATTGGCGAGACGATACTCATATTTTTGACTATGACCTAAATGAAGATGCAACAATTGATGTTTATCCTGATTTAAACGTAAATCTTACGCTTCGTGCTCTTGACCCATTATATCGTCGAGTTAGCACAAACGGAATTGACTTTGGTGTTGCTCGAATAAATGAAATTGCAAAGAATCCATTTGAATTTGGTCAAAAATACCTTACTGCTGAAGAAAATACACGAGTGATTAACAATATTGAAACGTTCTATTCTGAGATTAAGGATCAAAAATTTCCGAGTCTTAGACAAAAACTAACTTGGGAATCCGGCGACGATCCTCAACGAATTATTGGAGCACCAGCTGTTTTTACAGTAGATATTGGAAAGTTTACAATTGCTGATCTAAAAGGAGTAAAACTAGAAGACTTAGACGAAATTGCCCCAGGTTTATTTCCCTATTGGACTCTAAATAATATTGACTTTAAAAACTATTATGAAATAACTTGGAGAATCACAAAAGACTCTCCAAATCCCTATAACTTTGAACACAGAGGTAAGATCGTCGATCTATATCGTATTGCACACTTCCTACCGTATGCTGGAAAATATAGAGTTACAGTAGAATTACATGACTTCTATGGAAACACTAGTGTATTTAGTCGATTTGTAACAGTACAGGACGACATGAAACCTGAGATTATTGCCTATTCTAGACTTGAAGACAAGTTTGAATATTCAGTCGGTAACTTAGCTAATGTTCAATTACAAGATTTTGGTGCCTCGCCAATCTATTATCCAAAAGTAAACGTTTTGGATAACGAGGACTCTGCTGTAAAAATTGATATTTACAAGAATTTAATCGAGTGGATCTCTTTCTATAAAACTAGATATGGAATGGGACAAAATCTTTATGATGTTGAACTTTGGGACACAGATTTAAACATTTATGTTCCATATACTAGCCCTTTCCAAAAACACCCAAAGAAACTCTATTGGGGATTAGGAGAAGATGACACTCCAGTCAAGATCAAAGATCTTAGAAGTATTAAACTTGGTGAGCTATATTGGATGCGATTGACTGATCTCATCTATTTAGATGATTTTGAAGCAGGGTTCTACCTTAGAAATCCAACTCCTGGTGACGTTATTCAAATTTCCCTTTTCTCAGACTATATCCTACCTAATTTCTCTACACTAGATGAATTAGTGCAGATACTTAATAATAGTGACCATCCTGGAATAAAATTATTTAATTACGAGATAATTAACGGGCGCCAGTCGGATAACCAATACATTATCCATGCTCAAGCTAATTACTTAAGTAAGGAAATGTATCACATCCTTAATATTTCTGGAGCAGGTAGTCCAGCGAGTCCAACTAGTCCAGGCATAGGTAGCGGTTTACGCGGCGACAAATATACATTCTTCTTACCGAAGAAAGTATTTTCAAAGTCGCTTATCGATTACATGAAATCAATATCTCCAGTATTTGACGACGAGACCATGTTCCTTCTTGCAAAAACCAGTGATGTTCTCTCTGGTGCGGTGCAAGATCCAGGATTCTGGAGAGATGAAAGGTACTGGAAATTTGTTAATGACGAGCAGATCGGTTACTTGCCAACCACTATTGACCAAAATGCATTTAATATTACAGATATTAAGTTATATGAAGAAACCTTTACTGTGCCAGAAAACGGTATTATCTTTTTCGTAATTAACAACTTAGATGGAAAAAGTGACTTTATTTGGAAATTAACAAACGTTGTGACTGGAGAAGAGATAGTAAAAGCTAAATCCGTGCCGTTCTTTGTATGGAAATTTAAGGATCTCGGTAACTTTACTCTTAGCGTAGAAGTTTTTGATAACCGAAACACAAGATATGTTTCAGAGATTCAAAACTTTATACAAGTTCTTGATAAAAAACAATATACTGGAAGAATCGAAACTCGGTTAAACGACAGAAAGCGTCGTTTATTAAAGAGTCGAGTTTAAAAATAATAAATAAACTAAAATAATTTAAAGAACATGGCATTTTTACCTGTTTCGTTACCCATTCAAGAAATCCTGTTGACCAATTTCGTTACTGATATTGCAACAATTAGTAATGCTAACGATTTAATCCTTAAAGATAAACTTGAAGACTTAATTAATAACTTCGAGTTTGATCTTACTGCGCTATCAATTGGAACGGATAATCCGATTAATTATGTAAGAGCACAGTCATTTATCGTTCAAGATACGGGAATTACATTCCAAACAGGAACTCCAACCCAAATTATTGCACGATTAGAAAAAAATGCAAGTACTGAGTCAGTATTTACAGTAGATCGTATCAATGTTAACGTATTAACAACGACCGATCAAGTTAATGTAAACTCCGCAGTAGTTAATGATACTCTAGTAGTTGATGGAACTGCCTTATTCAACAATTCAATTGAATACAAAGCATCCATTATCGAATCAAAAGAAACAGTTACTGCAACTTTAACGAATGCCGGAACTCAAGCTGAGGCTAGAATCACTTTAACTAGCTCTTCTAGAAAAAATATCTTCGTTAAATTAAAAGCAGTTACTGCACCTAACTTAAGTTTTGTGTACGATGGTGTTGGTGGATTTGATCCAGCAATCACTCAATTCGTGCTTTATATTGATTTCGATGCAATTAACCCACCAGTTCAAAATACTGCATTTACTATCCATTTAGTAGATATTATTGAAGAAATTACTTCAACAAGTATATTACCATTTGTTTCAAGTGCGGCTCTTCCAACTATTATTAGAGGAGGAGACAATTTAAGTGCATTACCTACCACTGTTCCAGTGTATTTACACAATAATTTAGGTACAGCAACATACGATATCGGAATCAATCCAGCTAGCTTAACCGTAGGTAACAACGTTGTTTCTTACTATGGCAATAATTTATCTCTTCTCTATATTCTTGATGAAAATACAGACGACCGATTAATTATTACAAGTTCAGTTGGAATGGAATTCTTTTAATTTATAAAAAATATAAAAGTTAAATGGCAGTTACTCCATTAATTAAACCAGTACAAGACAAAAAGGGTATTTTCTACAACTTTCAGAGTGCGCTAGAAGACATCAATATTACTTTAAGTAATAGTGAGAATGCAGTGCGCTTTTCAAAATTTGCTCTTCTTCGTATTCCGGAAATAGGTACTCCAAACACATTAGCTACTGATAATAAAATTCAGTTTTTAGCTCAAGGAGAAACACCGTTAATTGATGGTTTAAATCCAGACAATAATGTAAATCTTGCACAAAGCTTTCAAAATTATGCATTAAACTTTGAAGCGTTACTTTTAAATCGTCCACAATACAAAAGAGACGAGAAATTAACAGTATCTGAACGTGTTTTTTGGAAGTGGATAAAAGAGCTTGGTGCAATTAGATTTCAAGATGCAAATGCATTAGAGAAAAATACTGCAGTTTTAGGAACCACTCCTAGATTCGTAGAAAAACCAGAAACTTCTTCTACATATAAGCGCGTTGTAAAATACATTGGTGATATTGACGTAGTAAACTCCTTAAAATCAAAGGATAATTCTTACACTGAAATTTATATTCACGTACCAACTAACGTTGGTACAACCCCACACGTATTATTCAAATCAATTAGTGATTATAACTATTATGAGAACATGACAGTTGCAAATAATGCAGCTGATCCTCTAAATATTGAATATCTTGCTGGAAGAAAATATAATGAGACTCATCCATTTGGACTTTCCATAAAGGCTTCATATGATTTAGATGACTCTACTGTTTTTGCACAAATCAAAAATACTATTCCTGATACTTATGCTCCAGGAAACTGGTTTACCCAAACTATTCGTAATGCATACTATACAGACAGTGTATTTAATATTGCAGCAGATCAAGTAATTTCAAAGCAATCTGGTTTATTTACAGTAGAATATTTAAGATCTAAACTTGATGGAATCTCTCTAGATTTTGATCTTGCAAATTATAAATTAGCTTCTGAAAATCCAGAAATAAAAGTATTTGCACAGTTTAACGATTATGTTGCAAACCGCGACTTTGAATTTAATGCTGTTCTAATTTATTATGATACATACGATCCAAACAACCTAGATTCAAACGGACTACCTGTTGATTTTAGAACAAATCTATATGGTGTCCTTTTCCTAGATAAAATACAACAGAGCGGACTTGAATATCAAATTCCAGTAATTCAAAAATTCAAGCCAGATCCTTTAAATAAAATCAATGGAAACGCGTTCTCATTTAAGATGAACCTTAAATTAGATACATCAATTGAGAATGTTATTGTTGAAAAATCAATAAATGACTACTCTACTTTTTCATTAGAATTGTTTACTGATGTTTTAACTCAATTCAAACAGTTACAACAACGATACAATGATAAGTTATTGGATCTTGAACAGCTTCGTCAAGATGTAGAAGGCCTAAAGGATTTATTAATTAATACTGAAGATCAAAATGAATTAAAAATTAGAGTAACTAATTTAGAAACTTCAGTTGCTGCAAGTAATGCATTATTTGATAACACAAATGCTGTAGTACAGATGATAACTAGTGTAAACCAAAAAGTTGACGATATTATTAATGGAGATTCAAATATTACAGTATCTTATGACCTAGACACAGTTCGTCCAGGTGAAGGTATTTCAATTGATCGTAGAACTCCTAACCGTATTAGAGTAATAAATACAGATCAACAGTACAATATCTCAAATAATTCAATTACAAATATCTTTACAAATAACGTATTAGAATTATCAAATTTCACAAACTACTTTGTTCACCAAAATAGTGGAGTACAGACAGTATTAGTTAGAGACTTAAATATCTTTATAAATGATACAGTAGTTGCTTGGAAAAAAGGCCAAGTAGTAAGATTAGTATTTGATGATGAATTAGTTGCAGACGTATATAATGTAAAAATTTATACTGATGCATTAAATAAAAAGAATACTGGAGTGTATGGAGTAAATATAACAGTCTTAAACGACTTAGATTTTCTTCCATCACTAAATAAACCAATATTCGATATTGTATGTATTGATGAAACTCTACTTACTTTCAGAATCGATAAAATAAGATAAAAATTAAATGGAAGTTAAACACACATTATCAGACGTTTTAAAAAGACTTGTTGTTGACATCGACAACATGAACTCTTTTTTGTATAGCTTAGAAAACGTACTTGAATCAAAGTCAGAAAATGTAAATGTTAGCCAAACAAATAGTGATGGCTCAACATATTCCATCAATGTTCCATCTTTTGGATATTTAAAAGGAAAGATTGAAGATATTAATACTCGATTTGAAACTTTACTTTCAACAAATAGCGATGTTATTGGAATCAAATCTGCAAACGGAGATGTTCGTAAATTTGAATTAAAGAAAACATCACAGTTATTACAAGAATTAGAGAGCATTTCAACTGCGTCATTTACACTACCTACTGAATTTGGAGTTAAAAACAACTGGTTCTTTGAATCATTTTTAAATCCATTACTTTATGTGAGCTTAGATATTTCAGGAGTTTTAACTGATGATATTGATAGTTTTGTAGTAAAGAGACTAATTGTAAACTCAGTAAATAACGATGATATTGCTACCTTCTTTGATAGCAACTACAAAAACAGAAACGATATTTCATTAGAGACATTAAAACTTGATCTTGACGCAAATTCAATCGATTATTTTGAAGACGATAATATTGTTGATGTACAAACTGCAATCAATCGATATAAAGGATCATTTGATGTATTGCGTATTCTTGAAGAAGAAGTAGCGCAAACTTTAACTAATCAAACAGTTACTGTAGTCCGACGTCGTTATAAATTAAGCAGCTTAAACTATACAGATGTTCTTTCCGGTGTAAAAAATACTAGAATCCTAGCTGAAGGTGATACCTTAATTACTTCAAATGATTCTGAATATAGAGTAACCACAGTTGACAAAACAAATACTGAAGTTGTATTAGAAAGAATTTTCGGAATTGACCCGATTACAATTGGTGCAAGCTCTCTTAGAATAAGACCAGTTCCTTATCGCGAGCCTAAATTACAAATTAATGTAGGTTTCAATGAGCGTCAAATTCTTTTTATTAAACCTATTAGTAAAGCTAAAAACCTAACAGTTGATGACTATTCAACTGGTGTTGCACTTTACACAAATGATCTTACTATTCCATTACCGGATAGCACTACTGCTACGCTAGAAAATTATTACACCAATTTCGTTTCTGATTTTGGTTTAATTCTATTAAACATGGCAAAAGAGCGTAAACTACCTGCGATTGTTGCAAGTACCCCTACTGCTCCTACCTTATCTACTGCAAACTTTAGTGTTATTCAAGTAGATCAACACATACAGGATGATAAGAATGTCACTCAAGTTCAAAACACAATAAAAGAAAAAGCAACTACTGAAAAAGAAATTCAAGAGTTGAATAAAAAGATCGATGACATTAAGTCAACGATTACTACTACGGCTAAGTCTGAACCTGAGGTAAAGAGACTTAAGAAACAATTAACTGAGGTTCAAAAAAATAGAGATGAAAAAACAGTAAGCCTATCAACAGTAGTTACTAACCTTACTCTACAGATTTCTACTACTCCTCAATTTGTTGTACCTAAAAAATATGCAGTTCGAGGATTTTGGCAAATTCCTAGTCCAGTTAAAACAGTATACGGCGAACAAAACATAGTTCAATTTAAGTATCGTTACCGATATTTAAGTCAATCTGGAAATCAGCCTACTGCTCAACAACAAACGTTTGTAGATGCAGATGGAACACAGAGATCTGCGTCATTTTCACCATGGAAAGAAGTATTAAGCAAGCCGCGTACAAAATCATTAGATGCAACAACCGGTTTATATGTTTGGGATACTGAAAATGTTGCTGATTCGGAAGTTGTAAATTCTAATCAATTAGATATTACAATCCGTAAAGGCGAAATCGTAGAAATACAAGTAAAATCCCTATCTGAAGCGGGATGGCCGGATAACGCTGCTGAATCTGCTTGGTCAAATTCAGTGCAAATACCTTTCCCAGAAAATATTTCTTCTGAGGAAGAGTCAACTGTTATCACACAACGTGCATTTGCAGATAAGACTAAAATCGATTTTGAAAGGAGTTTAATTGCTAGAGGATTAGATACTCACTTAGCACACCAATTTACAACTGGTGAAAAATTCTTTGCGCATACTGCCGAAGATATTTCAAGTGGATTCTTTACGGATCAGGGCAACGTAATTAATATGTACGAGCAGATTAAAGCGTTAAGATCTACTGTAGAAAGTTTACAACAAGCAATCGCATCTGACAATGGAGTTATTAAGCTTAGTATCATTGACCCAGACGGAAACACTACTGAGGTTGCAAATGGTGATACCATTAACTTATTTGCCGGCTATTATAAAGACTTAATCAAGGACACTACTGGCGGAACCACTGTTTATAACGAAGGTAGAATTATTACAAAACAATATGTAATTTCAATTCAAAATACATCAGCAAGTACGCTTGAACTTATTTCATTCTTATTTGGTGGAGTTGATGAGCTTTCGCTTGGTGTAAATTCACTAGGTAACCCGATTGCAACTGATCCGAATGGATACTTAACTTCAGATTATCATGTAAATCGCCGTTACGATATTGTACCAATTGGTGTAAACAAAAATGCAACACCAATTATTGGTAATTTTAAACAAGCTGCAAGCGCACAATCTGGACAAGTAAAGAGTCAATATCTTACAAGTCGTATTAAAAATTACGGACTTTCAGAAGAGCTCTATGCAGATACAAATAATGGTTCAACTACTCCATCTTATCCAGCAACTGGATATATTGGCGTCAGTTATTATGCTAGCGGTTATACATGGTTAGGTCGCACAATTGGTACTACTTTAAATGTGCCAGCAAACGGGGCACACTATTTACCATTTGACCCACAAATTGCGCCATACGGTTCAGTAAATACTAAGGTGTGGAACGGAACAACTGACTCTAGCTCAAATGGAGTCGGTGGCGGAAAATTAACAGAATTCTGTATTAGTAAAGATCACCCTAGTATCAAAACGCTATGTGGTGCAAGTTACACCTACTCAGTTGCAAATATACGTTCAATATTTAGACCGACCTTTGCGTCTGCAGTTCCACCTACAGTTGATGCTACTGCACCTCAACAATATTTACCATTTTCTCATGCACTACACTTTGAAACAACTGTGCAGGAGGATACAAATGTATATGGGGTAAAATATTATAAACAAGCATCTCGAATTACGCCAAGTACGCCAAGTACAACTACTGCTAGAAATGAATCACATTATCCTGTTAAATTAGGATTTAAACCAAACGATGAATATCTAATCGGTAAATATACGTGCGGTTCGTACTTATACTTATTTCCACAAGAATATGATACCGTTTCGGTTCAAGGAAATTTCCCAGCAACATCGTCTAAACAAATTAAATATGGTACTGAAAATACTTATAACATTCCTGTACTATTTCAATTTAGATGTTCAGACAAGTTAGGATACGTAGGAGGATTTAGACAAGCTGGTGCACTAAATAATGTTAAATATCAGAAAAAAATTGGAATCGACATCAATGTTAAGAATGATGTGCCTTTTTCTTTTGATCTTGAAATAAGCGCTCAGTATACTAAAGAAACTTCATTAGATGCACCATTAGTTCAAGGAAAAGGAAAAATTAGCACATTCTAAATAGATGGCAACAGATTTACAATACACTAAAACTCTATCACCCGAGTCAAGCTTTCAATTAGTTAGGACAAATCCTAAGCTAACTGGCAATATCAAACTAACTCTTAATGAAGCTGGCGACATGTGGTTAGATTCAATTAAGGCAAATTTAGAATTAGCAAAGGACGACTATTCTAGATTTCCAATCGATATTACTCAATCCCTTGCGGCAAACGTATATCAATTTTTTAAGAACGGCGAAACTCCAAATGAAATTATATTTGGTCTTACTGAAGGTGTAGATGCAACAAAAACCTCAAAGGATTACAAAGATCAATATGATTTTTCTAATTATTTTAGCGGAGTCAAATATTTTCCTTCTAACAAGTATGACGAGCGTCTTTCTTATTTTGCTCCATTATATCTTAAAAAAGAGATTCCTAAGTATTTTGTTATCCTAAAAATCAAGGATCCATTAAACGATCCAATCAATATATCTAAAAGTAATTTTGAAAATGGTCAAAGCCGAGCAGATTACTTAATTGGATTATTTAAGGACGCATCAATTATCAAGACGTTTGACCTAAGCGAAAACTCTAAGCCAGGAAAATTTATTCGTGATTACTTAAACAACAAAAATTTTCCAATTAGTCCACTTACTGTTTCTTTTGAAGAGGATGAATTTACTACATGGAATGGTATTGTTGTTAATTCTGGAACTTTAGGTAATCGCGGTGAATTACTCTATTCTCAATATAAAAGCTCAACTCCTCTAAAGTTTTTTGAAGAAAACATAACTAAGGGATTTGAAAGGAATGGAGTTATCTTTCCAAATATCTTAAACTTAGAATTTATTTTCGATGATGATACTTCTGAGAATTATGATTTTAACCGATACTTAGGATTATATGTTAATTCAATTGAACTTTCTGAGTTAGATATTGACCTTGAAAGAATGTATAATGAACGTGCAATCTGGTTAAATACCCCTCGTTTAAGAAGACCGTATCTTGAATCAGAAGAAACGACGCTAGCTCAAACTAATACAGATGGAGTAGTCGTTCCATATAAGAATCTTAATTTTAACATGACTGAATTTGAAGATATTTTCTCAGATTCAGAAACTCTATATTTTAACTACCTTACTGATAAAGACAATCGTCTTTATCTACCAAAGCTTGAGCAGCCATACTCGGTTGACTTGTCAGCGGACCTTTCAGTAGACCTGGTTGGCGGCGGTACAACAGTTACTGTAACTTCAGTTACTCCACATGGATACGCAACTGATGATTTAATAATTATTACAAGTAGCGTTACTGGATTAACTGGAAGTTATTTTATTACAAAGGTTTCAGATACTCAATTTACTTACCTAAACTCTACAGTTACCGCCAGTGTTACTGGTTCTGCTGCAACGGCTATTGGAGTAGGTAAGATGATTTTAAGTAACACTAATGTGGATGTTGCTAATTTCTTCGGTCCGTCGAATAACTTATTTTTACAGGATAAAGGATTTGGCAGTAATTCAGCGGGTTTTTCATATGGTGTTATTAAAGTTAAGACAAATCTAAGTAACTTAGATGAGATTAAATTTTATCATCCAAATGGAACAAATGTAGATACTGTAGGCAAATATGATTACTTTACTGCGGCTACTGGTTATAGCTTAACTCTTAATCCTGGAGAATATTATGCATATAATGATTATGAAAATATTGTTGGACATGACGTATTTTATTTTAATCCAGTAGGGCTAGCCAATGAGGTTGCAACTGCAATTGCAGGTTGCTTTAATTCACTACGTAATCGTACTGTTACTGCTTATGCATATGATGAATACGTATTCATTAAATGTGCAGCTGCTGGTGACTTTGATAGTTTACATAAATTAAAGTTTACCTCACCATCTGCTCAATACTCTTCAGTTGAAATAGATGAGACTGGCGGGACGCAATTAGTTGGAACATATTTCCAATTTAAGGGCGGATCTAAAGCTACTAATAATCGTCTAGTAATCGATAGGGATCACCTAGCTAAAATAGATCAGGAACTTGATAACTTATTAGTTAAAACAAATGGTAGCTGGTCAAAGATCAAGAAAACTTCAGGGTATGTTGACTTGATTACTGAAGAGAACCTAACTTCTATTAAGGCTAAAAAATCTGCAATTGATAACTTCCTAAATAAAATGGTAGTTACTCTTGAGAATGAAGAATCACCAAATATTCAATATGGAGATTTTATCATGCGAAAAAAATTTAGACCTGAATTTGGTTTAATTTCTCTTTTCCCAATCAAAGATATTGATTTTGATTTTTATACAAGCGGATACTTAAACTTTCCTCTAATTGATCTATATCAATATTACTATATTCCTTCAGACTATCCTCTATTGGAGCCTGGAACACAGTATATTTGTATTAATTCTGGTACTGGAATTATTAATGATCCAACTATGCAGGCAACATCAACGACTGCAATTAATTTATCAGCGATTCTATCACTATCTATAGTTACGGTAAATGTTGGTACCGCTACTACATATGGATTTGCTAATGCATTTCAAACAATTCAAGTACAGTATGATGCTGAAAACTATTTTTACGGAACGGTTAACACATATAACCCATTAACTGGAGATCTATTACTTGATGTAGCAAATTCACTTACTCAGGTTAAGTATACATCAGCTACTGCTCTTTCTTCATGGACGATATTTCAAATTGCAGCACCAACCATATCTTCCGGTGGATTTTTTCCATTTAAAGTAAATCAAACATGCTCTTATTCTAATCTTGTTGGATTTCCAGTAGTTTCATATTCTAGTGGAACTGCAGTATACAATCCATTAACCTATCCTATACACGATGAAAATTCAGAGCTTAAAAATTTCCCAGGATTCTCAATATTGAAGGATCCAGCAAAAGTAATTGCAGCAGATTTATCAGATGAATATACAATCAAAACTAAATATACAAACGGTTTAACTAATACTGAATATGATTTCTACAAAGAAAATGAAGCAACTGATTTTGCATTACGCTCTAAGATAATTCCATATATCACTAAATGGGGAATCAAAAATGGACTTGATTCTCGCGATAATCCATATCGATTAAATACTGAAATTGTGTTTGGTAGAAATAATTTTTCACCTGACCATACAGATCGTTCTCAAAATCCAGATAACTTTACCCACGAGTGGTTTTATATAGAGAGCAAATTTAATTATGTAGATGCGCTAGAATCAATAAAACAAAATACATATTATTTTGATACACCGTTTGATCTTACTCAATTATTAAGCGACCCAGAATATTTTATCAATTATTTTACTTATTCACCACAGTTTGGAACAGATACTAATGGTGAACCGATTGACGTTGCTAGTGCACAATTTAGATATTCAAATATCTTTAAAAATGCCGCAGGTCAATATGAAACTTTCTTTAAAGGCTTTAAAGTCTTATTTAAAGACGTACATGATTCCGCTGTGCTTGGTGAAGACGGAAAACCTGTTGCAAAAAAGGAAACTTCTAGATTTGATAATTATAAATTTAGCTGTATCTTAAAACCAGTAAAAGAAGATTTTTTCAATCGTACTCAACCTCCTATAAGTTTTAAATTTATTGAGCACAAAGACTATAAGTTTATTGTGCTCGTAATTGAGATAGCAATAGGATCAATTGATGATATTGGCGCTTGGTGGTTAGGAGATTTTCCTCCAGGCTTCTATATTCCTCGACAAAGACTCGTTAGTGGCGATCCTGCAGTAGTTTCCACATCAACCAATGTACACTGGGCAACCAGCGCATTCTCTAATTTTGAAACTATCTATGGAGATTACAGAATCAAGTTTGACCAAGTAGACGGTGTCGACATATCAAACATTAATCATAACTTACTCTATTCGCTAAAGAATAAAAAATATAATATTCGACTAGATAATTTTTCAAACATTAAATTATCATCTCAGCTAGGATTAGCAGTTGGTGGTATCGAATTTTTAACTTCAACTAACGGAACTATTAAGAAGAGCGAAATTGCACAAATTACAAATTATCCAGACTCGCTATCTGATGAGTTTACTCCAACCTCAAACTTGGGATTATTTGCAATGAAGAATATGTCAAGTGGAGTATTTTATATTATTGATCAGACTCAAGCACTAGTTCCAACTAACTCAAATCCAATTGATGCTGCACTCGATGATAAACTTATTTTTAACTTAGATATTACTACGCCATCTAGTGATTTAAGCCTAGTTACTCTAGTTGCAGGCCCACCATACACTACAATCTATCAGACTCTTCCGTTGTCTACTGGTTTTGCTGCTACTATACGAAATTATTACTCTTTCTTTGTAATCGGAGGTGGTAAAAATTACTTTGAAAAATTATTCCAAAAGCTTTCTTTTTCAAAGTTTAAAAGCTATGTAAATTCTCTTGATCCAATTATTAAATTTGAATCATACTCACTAGATTCAAATGGAGTGAGTCAATTAGCCACAAATCCTAGATACTATATTGAAGTGCCAGACATTTCTCATGTTCAACTTACTAGTCAAATTATTGTTAACTCTGATATTGATACTCCAACTCAATTTTCTTTTGACAAAGAAATAGGATACCAGTACGAGCAAGCAGCTCTAAATAATGTAATCGAATTTAATAGATATAAAGGAGAATATGAACCGCTCGTAAAAGACGTACTCTATTGCAAATCTAATTTCAAGTTTTTCAAAAATAAGATTAACGACTTAAAATTAAGTAACGTTCGTTTAAATTCTCAAATTAGTGAGCTTTTAACCCTATCTAACTTTAATCATATTAAAGTTTCAGATACAAAGATTTTAGACCTCGAATCAGACTCTAAGTATACTCCAATTTATCCTAAGATTGGAGAAGTTGCAATCGGTCAAGCTGATTACTTCTTACTAAATAGTAACTGGGATTGGGGCTTCCATCATAAATATTCTAGCAAAACAGTCTATTCTCCAGTATCTGGAGCACTACGCGTAGAAGAGGACGAAAACTTCCTTGGTAAAATCCTGATCGTGCCAAATACTATTAACTTAGAACAGTTTACTATTACTACTCTTACACCTAACCAAAAGTTAGAGGACGTAGATTTAACACAAATTGAAATGGTAGTAAAAGAAAACGAGTTGCAAGTAGACGGATACCTTAACTTAAACAATGCAATCACGACCTACTTGCTAAATGATGGAATTGAACAAAAGTTTAACCAATACCTAGTTGACTCTAGCGCCTACATTGGAAACTATGGGTCGATCCAAGAATACGTTAAAGATTATATTAAGATTAATATTTTAAAATTATATGACATAACTACTGCAGACTTTTTTAGTAAAAGAGATGCTAAACTATTTTCTACAAGCAAAGTAAAAAATTCTAATACCGTTTCCTTTGATTTCTTAACTGACGCTCAGCGAGTTAAACTAGGATATTCAGAGTTTAAGAATGTACAAATAAATAAATCAGAACGACTCATACTCAAATTCAGTATTCCAAAATCAAATGATGCCGGATTAAGTATTAGTCCAACGATAAAAATTAAATTCATCTAAAGATGCCAATTAGAATAAACCTAAAAGAACTTTTTCCTGCTGATGCTCAAGAGATAACAGTAGATAAACTAAATTTTAACTTCAACAAGCTACTTGAACTTGGTATTGGAGAGCAAGGATTAAGAGGATTCTCTGGCGTCCAAGGTTCACCTGGACCTGGAGGTATTCCTGGTCCAACTGGCATTAGAGGTAATGCTTGGTTCCTGGATTCAGTATACGATCCAAATACCCTAACTTTTACTGAACCTTTAATCGATGGAGATTTTTACCTAGATTCAACCACTTTTACGGTATGGCAATACAATGGCGCTACTTGGGATTTTGTATTTGACCTTACTGCAATTATTAATTCATACTTAGCTGCATCACCTTCTCCTTTTTCTAGAGGATTAGGTATTGGTACACCAAAGGATGAACGATTTATTGTTTTTGGTCGTCGCGATGACAATATAAATGATAGTTCATTCGGTCAATCAAATAGTGCAAATAATGACGTGCTCTTCTTAAATAACTTTAATGAAGATGTACTAGCGGCATTAATTCCTCCCGGATTTGATTATGGTCCAGCAACTAGCCCAACCGGTAGCCAGATTCCAGTCGGCGATCTTTTTACGTCATTACTTACAGTATACGTCGATCACCGAAATGGTATTCCAGGCAGATATCACCTAGAGTTTGGTGAATTGTATGAAGATAATACAGTTCCTGATCCTAACCCAATTTTAACTCAGGTTACTCAAAACTTTAAAATGAAGTATCTTCGTGAGCAATCACTAATTGATACTGATATCTTTAATATTGCCCAGTTTTCAGTAGACGCTCCAGACACTTTTGCAGATAGTTCTAGAGTATTCAATGCGGTATTTCAATTTGATTCACCGCGTTGGGACGGAAGTTCTGCATCTGGCAAAACCAGTTCTCTCTATTTTGGTTCACGATATGGACTAGACGAAATTGCTGGTTCTGCAAATACTATTGAAACGGATGGTATTCTTTTTTATGATCCTGCAGGTACACTACGTACCAACATAGGTATTGCAAAAGAATATACTATTGCAAATTTTCCAACCGAGACTGGTTACGTAACGAACGATGGAACTGACAGCTATTTTATGCTCGATCACGCTGCAAATATTTCATCAATATTCCTAAAAAATAAGACTTTACAGGACGGCGGTAATTTTATTCAATTAGGAACAACTGCACCTCGTACAATTGATACTGCAGTTGCACCACTGGTTCCTACGTCAAGCCATGTTTTTTCTGCAATCGTTTCAGATAATGGAACTCTATATCATGTTGGTGGAGCTAAAAATTCTACACTAACCGTTGTAGATGGAGGTGGCGGATACATGACAAAGTATTCAATACTTAATCCAAACAAACCACTTGCTGAGTGGTCTCAAAAATTATATGGAATGACCGATAATTTCACTGTTGGTCTACCTGACTGCAGTAATACTTATCCATATCCACAATATCAAGGCTCAGATTACCCAATTCTTTCTAGTGTAGCAGATATGGCAATTGCTGGAGAAACAATGTATTTAGTAAACAACCAGTGTACCTTGCTTACTGCAAATTACTCAGACTTTAGTTCCTATTATTACCGTACCTATTTTCAAATATTAAAATTAAATAGTATTGGCGAAACCGCACCAACTAGGCTTTCTAGATTAGGTTATGGAGAAACTGCAGGTACTGAAACTTTTCCTGTTTATGAAGACGATCCGTCAGAATTAAATTGTGCTTGGAGAATTAAGCTCAATGGTAATACTGCAATTGTTGCACGAAACGGTCTTCCTTGGGGAACAAATATCGTTACTCCAATGGGAGGTGCTTCAGGCTATATTTCAATGGCAACCGATAAACCATATACTGGAGGACTTGCTGCAATTGATATTACGGATCCTGCTAATCCAGTTATTATAGAAAATGTAGACCTACCACTAAAAACCAGTCAAGAGGATATTTCTTCAATCCTAGATATTACAATCAATGATAATAAATTATATGCATTGACAGTTCGTCAGTCTATGGTGCCACTGATCACCAATACAGTATACTGGGGAGTTTTCATGGATGTATATGATATTTCTGGATTATCTAGTCCTACTTCAGTTCGCAGTTCTCGAATGGTATGGTTTGGTCGCTCAGGTACCGCTATTGATGCAAACGTAGCACTCACAGATATTCAATGGAAGGCTAAGTCTAAATATGGTGCAATTGCAGCAAATGACAAATACGTCTTTACTGGATACAGGGATAAAATAACTATTTATAATGCTTATCCTGGCACAAAGGTCCAAGCATATTGGGATCCAGCCGAGTGTCAATACAACTACTCTCAAATTTCACCAACCGTGACACTAGACTTTGGAGGAAATCCTCAAGGTTGGGGCGGTAAAGAAATTTATGACATTAAGGTTCACGGAAACAGCTTATATGTATTAGCAAAAGCAGTTGACTTTGGAGGGGCTCGATACTTTGTGTTTAAGTACGATATCTCTGGAGGTTTATCCAATACTACTAGTTCCATTCCAAATGGAATCATTAAAGTTTGGCAAAAAGAGCTTTCTGCTCCTTGTTACAGATTTGAAATTATTGGTAAACATATTTATGCTCCTTTAACTTCAACTTCAGATAGTGACACAGGGTTACCATCATTAGATACTCTTGAATTTGATGGAATTTACACAAGCGGGGCGCATATTGAATCCTTACGTGCAGACAAAGCGGTAGTTGTTGGACCTGCGGAAATTGGTACTGACCTGAAAGTTAATAATAACTTACAGGTTGGTGGAGACTCTCTAATCAGCGGTAACTTATCTGTGAGCGGTAATTTAGAAGGTAATTTGACCCACGTGATAGTGAATCAGACTGCAAACCAGACATTTATATCAGATCTATTTACAACTAATTACGTTTCATTTGCCACAAAAGAGTTAGATACACTTAGCGAATTTACAGTAACAGGACCAGCAATCAATCGAGTATTTACTGCAAAAAATTCTGGTGTATATCAATTTAATTATACTACACGTTGGACTGCTGACACAGCGCTACAATTAGCTACATGTATAATTACGGCAGTCCTTAATGTGACTCCAAATACTTCCCTTGCTGCATCAGTTTCGCCATATACTAAATTACTTCATTTTACATATGAACTCGATGATTTAACTATACTTGGAACATCATTTCCTGGAGGAAGCACACCTAGCGATGACCTTACGATATCTACTGGCAGTAAGGTTGGTATACGAACTCTTTCTGGAAACACTTCAATTTACCTTAATGAAGGAGACAAAGTAGGAATCGTAATGGGTTGGGTCGGTGGAGATTTAGGCGGTGACGTTGATTTAATCCTAGACGCCGTTGAACTTACTATCTCTAGACTAATTTAAAAAATAGAAAAACATGAGCAATATATCACATACACTAAAAGCAATCCGGTCAATTAATAATAAGGCAATGCCGCTCATTGATTTTACTGGAGAATTTCAAGATGATAAATTCGTACTTCTCTCTTGGAATACTGAAAAATTGGGACCTGCTCCAACTCAAGAAGAAATTGATGCAGCAATTGCTACAGTTACTGAAGATATTCGATTAAATGGGTATAAAGAACTAAGAAAACGAGAATATCCTCCAATGACAGACTATCTTGATGGGGTAGTTAAAGGAGATCAGGCTCAGATTCAAGCCTATATTGATGCCTGCCTTGCGGTAAAAGCTAAATACCCAAAGCCTTAAAGGAACCTTCTCCAGAACCACTTACTTTTGCAGCAAGCTTGCGATATAAGTATTCTCCTCTAGAGTTAATGTAGGGTTCAAAGTATCTGAGCACATCTAATAGATTTGCAGAATCTTTTAATTTAAGAATTTTTGGGTCAATCTTAATCGTCTTGCTCGGTACTGACTGAATATAGTTCTTTACAAAAAATTCTCCAAACTTCTGATCCATATAGTCTGCATATGGACTATCTGCCAGCTGCGACAAGATAACTTCGCGATATTCTTCTGCATCAAATTCTCGCGCAAGGGCCGACCATTTGTAACCATTATACTTTCTAAGTTCATCCTGGTCTTTAAACTCTGCGCGTTCTCCAGCAATCGCTTTAATTTCTTCATCGGTTAGCACATAAAGTAGGTCAAAAAATGTCTTTAACGTAGGCGCCTTCATGAGATACGGGTATGCCTGTGCAGTATACCTATTCATTAGTCCAAGTCGATAATTTCTTAAAAAATTAGGATCTTTATAATCGTTGTATGCATGTGTAATTTCATGCTGTAAAATATCAGTTAAGTAACCTTTAATTTCAGATAGGTCAACCTTTTCTCCATGACGGTGTACTGTGAACTTACAATAAATCTCAAGCTTTACTTTTTCTCCCCTGCCTCTAACCAATCTCACTTTATTATAGTTTCTTTGATAGTGTGCATCATAGGGAATTGGATCCTTCTGGTCGACTGCTGCAATCCGCAATATAATCATAAGTTCATCTATTGGAAAGTCACCAGCAGCCTTCTGGGAAACTTCCTGATAGGCATTATCGATTAATACGTCTTTACTAAAATTAGTAAAGCCTTTTTTAAATTTAAAGGCCGCGTATCGTTCAAGATCAGCCATTATCTTTTTCTCAGCAATAGTAGCATACTCAGCTACAGTATTAGAAAAGCCTCTGGCTTCTAATATAAATTGATTAAATCCTTTAAGCATTTTCAAATTTCCACTGGTCTAGCGTGAAAGGCATCATTTTTTCTAACCAGACATGCTGGTATAACTCTGCAATAATTAGGGGCTCAAAGTTAACCTTTTTTGCTATTCCCTTGTTTAGGAGCAGAGTGTCCTTTACTGTTTTAGCTACAAGTCTCTCGTCCTCGTCTTCTTGAATAACTACAAAGCAGACATTCTTTTTACTGGACAGGTTTTTGAGTTTTAGATCTTCGAGTCTTTCTATCTCGTCGCTAACTGCGTTCTTTTTAATTTCAGGCACAGTAATTGTTCTCACCTTTGAAAAAGTATAACCAAAGTTTCTTTTTCGGTCTTCGTTAAACTTCCATACTTGATACGCAGTTGTGCCTAACCTGTTGGTTACTACAAATATCTCTTTTTCAAGATGGATCTTTTCATTCATGTGGAAAAGTTTAATCTTTCCAAGTATATCGAGATGAACCTTCATGTAGTCAATAATTAGGTTTAAAAACACATAGTTTGCATTCTTAAAAATGTCAGCAGTCTCTTCCGGCAGGTCATATAGCTTTTTTAAGTCATCCTGAATCTGTTTAATTCTTTCGTTTTTCCAGATCTCTTTAAATTTAGCAGTAAAGATATTGCCATTTACTGCCAAGTTATTTAGGTTAAGCATATGGAACATGACCTCGTAAAAACGGTCAATATTATCAGCTTCAATTTCTTTCTTGTATTTTAGACTTGCATCTAATAGCACATAGTTAAAATACTCCGCATCTAGGTAGGTTCCTTTGGTAATCCAAAGTGGGTCTAATATAAATTCTTTCTTCACGTGAGTCAAGTATTTTTATTATTTATTTTACTACAGGTTGAATATCAGTTTAGTTTAGTATTGACAAATAAATAATAAAAAGTAAATAGCGACAGTAGAATGACAAAAACTACAGTAAAGATATTAATCGACCCACAAAAGAATTCATTAACTTTTAGTCAAAATTTTAGGATTTTCTCAACTCTTGAGCCAATTACTGGAATTATTGAATTTACTGACTTCGTTGAAGATCTCATCCTAACCTCACCAGCGGCAATTGATTTAACTAATCTAAAGCGATATATTAGATACTCTAGAAATAGACTAGACTGGTCTCTATGGTATGAAGTTGCACCAGGTAATATTGGTGATGCTGGTTCCATGTTCTTGGATAAAAATGACCACTTTTATTTTGAAGTAAAGTATGTATATGATGACGGCACAGCAAATGAATTAGCTTCCCCAATTCAAATTAATGAAATTAAGCTAAGATTTGCAAACGGAGTTAGCTTGCCGACTACGTATGCACCATCGACTGCGTGTTCAGACGAAAAATGTAATTCGATTATTAGTAATCGTGACCCAAGTTTTAGACCATATGAAGTAGGCAGTGCAGTTGGAATGTTCCAAGAACTTTCGTACTATACAAACCAGCTATATGGACACCAGGTTGTCTACTTTAGAACTTTACCTGAACTGGACAGTGCAGATTATGTATTTAAGGAGTGGACACTATATAAAAACGTAGATCGTAAGTGTATTAAAGTTTTAGTACCAAAGAACGCGTTTCCAAGTAATGCTCCAAAATATACTGAGTTTGGAATGGACTTTCAGTTACCTTTTGAAATCCACCTTGACCACCGATATTTTCAATCTATTTTTGGTGCCAACTCTGAACCTAGAAAGAGGGACTTCTTGTATTTTCCTCTAATCAATCGTATGTTTGAGATTCAGGGTTCATACTTACACCGAGGATTTATGATGACTCCTACTTTCTGGAAGATTCAACTTAAGAAATTCAATCCAAATATTGATATGTTGCTGAAGGACGAGACTCGTCACTTCCTAGACAACGTAATCACCAACGCTGAACAGTTATTTGGAGATGAGGTAAAGAAAGACATACAGGATGGAACTATGCCAGAACAATACAAAACTATTTCAACTACATTTGATTCTTCAAGAAGAGCAATCCATCCAGATGTTTCAATTAAACCGCTAAAATATACATTTAATTTTGCAAGCTTAATTGAAAATTATTATGACTTTACCCAAATTCCTTTATCGGATCTAAGTTACGAATTGACCTCAACTCATCCACCAGTGGCAGAGAGCATGAATATTGAAAATCTGCGATCTCTTGATCCGCTGAGTGCACAGTTAAATGATGTAGTATTAGCATATCAAGGCAGTCAACTATTTACTGCATGGAAAAATGGAGCGTTACTAACAAATGACAAAAACGTAAAAGGAACTTCTACTCTTTTCTGTAGAGTCAGAGGACCGTTTGATACTATCCCAAATAACGAAGGTCAATCAGTATCAGGAAGATATGTTAGAGTGGAAGGTTATCGTAATCTTTCATTTAAAGATCAACGCGATTTATTAATCGATACTATTGGTGTCAACAAATATATTAAATTTAAAGTGAGACAGACCGGTGTAGTTTATTCAGCTCAACCTAAGTTTAATAAAACAGATTCTCAAAATCTTTCTTATACTAGCTTATTTAATGTTCCTTCTACATCAGACGTAGTTAAATTTCTAGATGGATTTGATAACGAGACTGGTACTGGCGTTAAGATTGAAGGATTATTTACCCGATATTTTGCAACTCACCCAGAAGGAGACCTTGACTTGACAGTTACGATTAATTCTCAAGTAAAGAACTATACAATTGTAAACTTTAAGAGCGATGCATGGCATGCAATAGTAGTTTCTATTTCAAACGAGTTTAAACAGTGTGGAGTTTACGTATATTCAATTCAAGAGGATCCATCAGATATTATTAATCACAATGATTTTAAAACTGTTTTCTCTAGTATCTCGTCTTTAGTTCAAACTGAATTTAATTTAGAGTCATACTATACGTTACCGGTTTCAAACTTGTTAATAACTAATTTACGTCTTTTCAATACAATGATTAAGGAAGAACAACATGACTTTATTCTAAGTCAACAGTTTATTAAGGACGAGTCAATGTTGCTATTGATTGATAACTGTAAACCTCAATTAAATCTTCCATACATCGCAAAAAATAGATAAAGTTAATGAAAAATACAAATCAAGAAAATATAAGAAACGAAAATGTGCAAGACATTTTCATGAGAAATGCAACTCTTACTGTATTGGATTTACTTAATCGTAATGTGATTATCGATCTTAAACGAGGCGACGCTGTGGAAAAACATGAAGTGCCTTTCTTCTATAATTTTGGTGGAGATGAAGGATTCATGAAAGATTTCTTTTTAGAACTTCCAACTGACTGTAAATATCCAAACCATGCAGAAGGAAACTATGAAATTATGCCAAGAGGAGTAGTAACATTAAGCTCATTTGCGATTCGTGCAAACGATATTACTAATAAATTCGTAAGAGGAACTTTTAATCAGGAGGTAAGAGACATTAATGATCAAAAACAGCTTAAGGCATATTCGGCTCGACTTTTTACCTTACCTATTACTTTGAAATATGCTTTAAAGATAGAGAGCGATAACATCAATAAGACTTTTAAAATTATTGAGAAAATATTTGATTTTTACTATAAGAATCAGGTAAAGTACTTTCAGTTTAGAGGAGTTAGAATTCCAGCGCAAATTACTTTTCCAGAAAGTGCAGATTTTCAAAAGCTTTACAACTTTACATATACTGACAATAACATTGTCTCAATTACCTTGAATTTAGATATGGAGACGTATTTCCCTAGTTTTGACGATCACTCTACTTTCTATAAAGGAAATACAATTCACCAAATTAACCTTAGAGAAACACAAACTGGTTCAAATGCAGCTCTTGATGATTCATGGATCGATAAGGACTATCCACCAGCTGAATAAATAATACAATATGGAAACAAGATTAAAAAGTTTTACCCAATTTATAGGCAAACACCTAGAAATTTCAGAAGAATTAAACTATCATGTCACTCGTGATCTATCAATTGCTGAGTCAGTTTTTAGACCGGGCAGCTTTGCCCACATGAAACTATTAACTGAGACCAGGGATCTTTATGAAGCTGGTAAAATAAAACTTGACGAATTAGATAATATTCTTTTTGAACAGACCGATCTTGGAAAAGTTGCTCTATATGAGGGCAAAGTAGTTCCATTGGATCTAGTACTTGAAGCTGAATACCATGGTAAAAAAGTGGAAATCGGTAAGCCTCAGCGTGGTGGTGCTAAAAAGTATCACGTATATGTGTTAAATCCCAAGACTGGTAAAGTAAAATTAATCTCCTTTGGTGATGTACATGGAGGTCTTACTGCAAAGGTAAGTAATCCTAAAGCTAGAAAATCATTTGCTGCAAGACACAATTGTGCTGAAAAAACAGATCGTACTACTGCTGGATATTGGGCCTGCCGAATTAATCGATATGCTCACCTTTGGGGAGGAAAAACTTATCCTGGATACTGGTAATGATATACAATGACGAAAATTGGGAAGCTGGAGTAATCCGAACTTTTACTGAAGATGTTGAGCCTGAGAAGTTAATATGGCATCGTGATGGAGAAGACCGGATAATTGAGGCAACTGAACAAAGCGATTGGAAAATACAACTCGATAATCAAGTACCAATTGGATTAAACCGAAAGGTTTTAATTAAAAAGGACGAGTGGCATCGCTTAATCAAAGGAACTGGAGAATTAAGGTTGAAAATAATTAAAAAGTAATGAACGAAGAAATAGTACACAGCGGAAATAAGTGGAAAGTATTTCCTAGAAAACCTAAACCAGGCGATAAAAAAAGAAAAGCCCTAGGTACTCATACAACAAAGGAAGAGGCAGTAAAACAATTGCGTGCAATCGAAATTTCAAAGCATGAAAGTCAAGTTCTTACCTATTCTCAATTCTTAAATGAAAAAAGAAAAAGTCTAAATCCTGCTCAATATAAAGCACCAGAAGGTAGTGCTAGAGATAAAAAACTAGACGCTGCAAAATCGTTATTGAAAAAGGGTAAAAAGGAAGAAGCATATGCTCTTCGCGATAAGATGGAAGCTCAAGTAAGAAAAGATCCAGATTGGCATAATACTCCACGTGAAGATTCAAAAGTAAACGAAGCAAAGAAAAATACTGGTAAAAATTTAAGCAAAGAAACTCTTGCTAAAATTAGAAAAGTTGCTCTTAAGAAAGGCTATTCTTTTGCAAGTCTTAAGCAAGAATATATTAAAGGATTAGGTGCATATTATTCTTCGGGTTCTAGACCTGGAATGACTGCTCATCAATGGGCAATGGCCAGAGTAAATGCAGCAAGTCCTAGTAAATCATGGGCAAACGTAAAAAAAGCAGATAAATAATGTTATTAAATTCAAGACAAAACGGATTTGTATTCTCTTTTCCGCCAGATTTCTTTAGCGATGCGGTGAAAGAAAAATACAAGAAATATTATCAAAGCTTAATTTTGCCATACGACAGTATTAATGACTTTATGTCATCTACTATTCAATCTGTTGATTTTCCAGGCTGGAACATGGATCCTGCAGTTCAAACTAGACTATTTGGTAAGAAACAGGATTTTAAAAATGCAATTCAGATTCCAGACTTATTTAGTAGAGAATTTACGATCACCTTTAAGTTAACTGATGCCTACCTAAATTATTTCATCTTTCTTGAGAACAGCTTAAATTTCTTGGATTTTGAAAAAAATAAAACGTTACCTACCTTTCCACCAATGCGACTTTCCTTATTAGATAACCAAGGATATTTAGTTGCATCAATCATATTCAATCGACCTATCTTAAAGGGTCAAGATGGATTTAAACTTTCCTATAGTGCAGGGACTCCTGACTTCAAAACGTTTAATGCAAAGTTTTCATACTTTGATTTCGATATTGAATTAGACTTTAATCGAGTTTAATTAGATTGAGAGTTGAACGCCAGCGATATGGGCAATCCATTTAATTGTCGAACCGACAACTCCAGTTACAGCAATCTTTAAAGCATCATTTGGGTCATCTGCAGTAATTGCAATTGCAGTACCAGCTGCAATATCTGTACCTAGTGTAATTTCTGCGCCTACTGGTAATGTTGTGGTACCGCCAATATTTGAAATAGTAATTTGACGTAAATATCTTGCGATCACTGTGCCTGTTGAGTTAACACCTAAAATATTAATTGTTCCTGAAAATATTTGACCTGCAAGTAAGGTAAACCCTTCACTAACTCCGTCCAAATATAAAGTTTTAGTTTGTGCGCCATCTGTCGAGTTTCTAGCAATTACTTGTACATGTTGAGCATCTCCCTGTGCAGAAAATTGTCCAGCTGCATATGTACGTTCGCCATATCGTGAAGCAATTGCAAGATTTCCACCCGCAGTTGAATAACATCCACTTGCAGCATTACACCTTCCTCCAAGAATAGCTGATCCGCATTGAGTTACGCAATTACAATTTCCTCCAGCTATTACTGATACAGTACCACTTGCAGTATGACATCCTCCGCCTCCAATAAATGAGCCAACTCCGCTTGCAACATTACATCTTCCGCCAAATACACTTGAATTACAACCAGATGCAACATTACACCTTCCTCCGCCTATGTTTGCATAACAACCTGATGCTATGTTACATAGTCCTCCAGCTACTATAGAACTGTCTCCACTTGCAGTATTATTATATCCGCCACTAACTGCTGAATAACAATTGGATGCAACATTATTACGACCTCCACTTATTGTGGAATAACACCCTGATGCCGTGTTGATATATCCTCCACTAATTGTGGAAGAATAACAAGATGCAGTGTTGCTAAATCCTCCGCCGACTGTAGAACAATTATTTGATGCAGTATTGCAATATCCACCGCTAATTGTGGAAGAATAACAAGATGCAGCATTACAATATCCGCCACTTACTGTGGAACAATAACCTGATGCAGTATTATCCCTACCTCCACTGACTGTGGAATTATTACATGATGCCGTGTTGTTTAACCCGCCACTTACTGTGGAATAATAGTTAGATGCAGTATTATTAACACCTCCGCCTACAATTGATGCAGGTCCACTAGCAGTATTGCCGCTTCCTCCAGCAACTGATGCACTATCACCGGCTGCGACATTAAATCCTCCTCCACCAATTGTAGAGTAAAGACCAGAGGAAAAATTTTCATCTCCACCAGATATTGTTGAATTTATATTACATGCAGTATTATAGCTTCCTCCACCAATTGTAGAGTAAAGACCAGAGGCAAGATTAGCATACCCTCCGCTAACTGTCGAGTTTGCAGAAGATGCAGTATTACCAGTTCCGCCTCCAACCGTTGAGTTTGCATCAGATGCAGCATTTGATGTTCCGCCAGCAACAACTGAGCCGCTACCAGAAGAAGTATTTGATCCTCCGCCTCCAATAAATGAGCCGTACCCAGAAGAAGTGTTATATCCCCCGCCACCAACCGTTGCAAACTGTCCTGCGTCATTAAAGTTTCCGCCACCAACCGTTGCAAAATAATCAGATGCCGTGTTTCCACCTCCACCGGCAATAGTTGCAGAATAGCAAGATGCAGTATTACAGAATCCTCCGCTTACGGTTGAATAATTGGCAGAGGCAGTATTTCCATTACCGCAACGAACCGATGAACCAGTGCCGCTGTCTAATACAATAATTCCATATCCTCCGCTTCCTGTGGCATTTGCAGTAAGAGTTCCAAGACCATCATTATATGTCCATGTAACAGTTGCCGAATCCTGAATTAATAGAGAAACTCGATCGTCTACTCGTTCGTTTGTAAAATAAAGATTTGTGCCTTCGGCTAAGTTGCTAGTTGTAAATGGCGCAAGTGACACAGTTGGTGTCAAGGTATTTAGACCATCACTATAATTCCAAGTAATACTATTTGCTCCACTACCAGCTAGGCCAGGTTGAAGCAAAAGAGCAACTCGGTCGTCTACTCGTTCATTGGTAAAATATAAATTAGTTCCTTCTGCTAAATTTGTTGTGGTAAATGGAGCAAGAGTAACGCTTAAGGTAAGAGTATTGGCTGGGTCATTGTAACTTTTAAGTATTCCCGTGCCATTAATCAGCATTGTGTTAATACGATCATCTACTCGTTCATTTGTAAAATATAAATTAGATCCTTCTGCTAAATCTGTTGTGCTAAATGGAGCAAGAGTAACGTTACCTTGTAAACTATCTGGAATTGGAAAATATGTCCAGTTGATTCCAGTTCCATTAATAATCGTACTTGCAACTAGTGCACCAGTTGAGGTGACTGATTGAAAAGTAACATTACCTGCGCCATCAGTAACAAGTACTTGGCCAGAGGTTCCATCTGATATAGGTAAAGAATATTCACCAGCAATAGTAAATTTATTTGCGGTTAATTCTCCAAATACCTCGTGGTCTGAATATTTTTTGGTTAGTCCCATTTATCTGTTTATATTTTTGCCTGGAATACAATACTTCCACCAGTAACGCTTGCCGTAGTCATTAGAGTAATATTATTAGTATCTACATGTACAATATCTACGTCAATTAATGTATCTCCGTCACGAACAGTATAAGTAAAGTCTTTTGTTCCTAATCCATGATTAATATTTATTGGAATCATTGCAGTCGTGGTAAACGATCTGATTACTACTTGCATGCTAATGCCAGTTGCAAGATTAACAACTGTTAATATACCTACACCGAGGTTATTAAATTGACCGCCTGGAAGAACAGTCAAGTTGCCGTTAGCAATCGTAACTTCTCCATAATTATTAACCGTGCCAGCAACTGTTAAGTTTCCATAAATAAAATATTGATAATCCTGAAGCACAGTTAACGTTTCTGCAGCATAAATATATTTCTTATGCCCAGCATCTCCAGTGCCTCCGCTGCAACCTGCAGCAAGGATAACAATTTTAATTCCAATAATACTTTGAGTTAGCGTAATATCTACGGTAGTTGGTGTATAGTTATCAACATATGCTTCAATTAATTCGTTAGTGTCTGTTCTAATTAACTGAACAATAATGCTACTTGTACCCAAATTATGTGTAATTGTCTGAGTAACATTTGCGGTAAAACTTTGGATAAGTACATAAGAACATGCACCTCCGCCGCCTCCGCCTCCACCATTAGATGGTTGCCATGAAGCGTTACCGAAGGCATCTGATGTTAATACATAGCCTGGAGTTTGATTTCCATCAACGTATTGTAATTGTCGAGTATTTGTAGTATCGCCAATAATTACTTTACCAGGGAGTTTAAACTTACCGTCGTTTCCTAACTTTTCCCAAATAAAATCGGTAGTAAGATCGAAAATATCGCAGTTTTCATCAGTATAGTAAAGAGATTGAGTGGTTGGCGTGTATTGAGTCTCATAACCTGGAGGACCTATCCATAGGACTCCAGTGTTTGGTGCTGGACATGCTGGAATCGGTGGACTACCTGCAAGTTCTTTTAAGAGTAAGGTTCCGTTGCCGCCTTTATCAGTAAGACTTACCCAGCCTTGACCTTGCAAATAACCGATAAAGTCTTCTCCAAATTCTGGACGCTGATTTTGGATACCGGTGTAAATTATTTCACCAGGAACACCAATATCTGGCCAGTCGTTAAAATCAGTTAACCGAAGTCGCTTTGTTTCAGCAACCTTAACTAATAGTGTCTGTCCTTCTGCATTACCTAATGAGTTAATGGTGAAGGTAGGAATTCCATCTAGAGTTAAGCTTAGTGTGTCAGTAATATTGACAAAATCAAAAGTACCTCGGTATACCTGAAAACTATTTAGCGTTTCATCATACTGAATATTGCTCAAAAATTCCAAATTTGCATCAGAAAGGCTTCTGAAGTTTAAATTTGTAATATCTATAATTGAGGTTAAACTTGAATTACTTAGTTTTCGTATGGCCTTTAAATTTTTGTAAACAGGCATCCCAATGTCAGTTATTTTTTTATTATTTATTATTGAATTCCTTCTTTATTTAAACTGAAGGGAATCACCGTCTAAATAGTTAGATCATCTCTTAATGATCTTTGTATTTTTATCAATTGATGAATTTATAGTAAATTTTCCTCTATTTACCAAACATTCTTTAAGTTCAGCATTAATCATCTTCTTATTAGAATTGTCGAGGTAACTTGAGCTAATTTCATTTAGTCCACCTAGATAATCACACTCAATAATTTTTGAGTTCTTAATAAAATTGTTTGAAAAAATACTACACTCTACCAATTTTGAATGTTTTATTGTGCACCCTTCAAAGAGACACTTTTTAGCATCTGCCTCGATTTGGCACTGATAAAACTCAATACCTTCGATCAGGATACTCTTTTTAAGTACAGTGTCTTTAACTTGTAAAGCTTTTCGGCGAGTATCATAATTAATAACTGCCTCAGTAATTCCTCCACCGACAATAAGCTTAAAGATCTTGTCCCTAATGATTCCATAGTTTGCCTCAATTAATCTAGAATCATCTCTAAGATCAACATAAAGAGAAATATTAGGATAAAGCATCTTGAAATTAAAGTAATTTCGGGTACCATCTATTGAATTTTTAAATTCTTCGGCAATTCTAGAAATTCTCTTCTTTTCTTCTGGAGTATATTGATAATTATGCGCAAGGGTTTCGTATAGGTGTTCAATCACTAAATTAATAGCAGTTACTGCCTCTTTCTTCTTTTTAGTATAATCCTTACCTCCAATATAATTAATTACAAGCTTTCCTTCTCCTAATTCGGAAAAGTCATTTGCAAAGAAATCAGATTCAGGAAACTTAAATTCAATTGGATCCATTCGTTCGATAAAACTCTCAGTAACAACAGTATTATAAAGATCTCTAGGCTGAATAAAGTTTAGGTGATTTTGATAAATTTTACGATTTTCATTTTCCTGAACTGGCCAAAGCTTAAATAACTCTTCTTCGTTAATTCCCAATAAGTATTTAAACTTATTGAGCTTGTCTAGTTTCACTGAAAGATTTAACTCTGATTCGTTTAGACGAATACGAGTCTTAACTGAGCATCGATTTGTGGTGTGGCCAACTGTGTCGATAAGGTTCATTGTTTTTAAAAACATGTGAACTGCTTCATGGTAAGGTAAAAACCCAGTAGAAAGGCTAATTTCTTTATAGCCATTTGAATAGATTGGAGCAATCTTAAAGGATTCGTAAGTCGGTTCAAATGTTGATTCTACATCTGAGAACCATTTTACATTTTTGCCTAGTGCACGTGCAAACTTTGCAGCGGCTTCTCTTTTATTTAGAGGAGTAAAAAATTCAAAAACAAATGATAGACTTGAATTATCATAAATTTCCTTACTTGAAATAGATTTAAACATGAATCATGTCTTTATTCTATTTATACAAAAATCGGGCTCCAATTGGAGCCCGATCAAATTCAAAGCAGTAAATATTACTTTACTTCTTTTACTGAATCTACAGCAAGTGAATCAACTGTAGCACATTCGCTAGAGTCAACTTTTACCGCTGTTGAGTCTACTGCTGGTGCAGTTGCTTCTCCTGTTCCGCTTTGACATGATGTTAAAGCAAGAGCAGAAATTACTACGAATAGTGCAATAATCTTTCTCATGGTACGTTCTTTCATTTTTTTTATTAATTTATTATACAGTATTATGTATACCTTGGTTTTGGAAGTTTTTGCACTCTGACCCAACAAAGTGCAAAAACTTTCCTCGTGTGGACACGGTGGGATTCGAACCCACGTCCAAACAGTTGTCAAATTGACTCTTTCACAGGCTTAGTCCATTTTTCTAAAGGGACAAAATATTCAACTGGTTCTTCACCATCGTCAGCTGACCACCAATGGGTGTGCGTTTCTTTTAATGACTTAACTGCTCAGTCAGGTTTACTCTCCAGTTATTAGACCGAATTTCACCAGTTTGCAACTTTCTTTTAAATGGGCAGTTGCCGCACCATTGGTTAGGCAGCTACTGCTACTTCACCGCTTACGAAAGACATTGCGTCTTCGAAAGTAAAAGTTGACTTTTCGTCAGTTGTTGTTTGATAGGTAGTTAAGGATTTCCATCTAACCCTGCCTGCATCATCTCAAAGAACTTACCTGCCTGTCAAAACCGGTCGTGCCCATATTAATAGATCTAAATTATCTATCCGTAGTATTATATAGAAACGGGTAAAAAAAGTTTTCCGAATATAAATAATCTAAAGAAATTATACTAAATGGCTAGTGCAACTGAAAATTTTAAGGTATTTAAACGACTTAGTGTTTATATCGAGGACATTTTAAGTCAGTCGATCAATTACTTAACGAGTAAGTTCGACCAAAACAGAGTAGTATTTACTGCAGCCTCACCATTTGGGCAGTTATTATTAGTTGTTGAAAATTTAACTCAATTAGTTTTTTACTATATCGAGGACTCAATTACCGAACTTAATATTAATGAAGCAACTCGATTGACTTCAATTTATTCCCTATCAAGTTTATCTGGACATAATCCTAGTCGAGCAGTATCTGCAGTTGGCGAAGTAAAACTTTCAACTAATGCTGGTGCAATCGATGCTGAATACGATTTTGTAATTATCCCAAACTTAACCCGATTACGTTGTTTAAATAATGGATTAACATATATTTTAGACCTTCCACAAGACGAAGTTAGATTTTCCTTTAGCGGAAAGGATAATGGTCTAAAATTACAGATTCGTCAAGGAATCGTTGAGACTCAGACTGTTTCTGCAAAGGGCGTCCCGACTGACAGTTTTTCAATCGGCAGTCCACAAAACTTCTATGTAGATAACTTTTATGTAAACGTTTATGTGAATGGAGAAAAATGGACCAAATATGATTCAATCTTAGATATGCCTCGTGGAGAACGTGCATACATGATAAAAACAGGAGTTACTACTGGAATAGATTTATACTTTGGTAATAATAACTATGGTAAAATACCTGGATATGGAGCTGATGTTACTGTTGAATACTTAGTAACTGAAGGAGCCAACGGAAATATTAGAACGAATGATCCGTCTAAAGTTCAATTTGAATTTATTGATACTGGGTTTAGTATCCTAGGTGATGAAATTGATCTTAACGAATTTATTGATGCAATTACAACGCATCCTCCATTCTTCGGTTCAAATCCAGAAGACTCTAACTTAACGCGGCTTATTGCGCCTCGTATGTCAAAGAGCTTTGCTCTAGTTAATGCAGATCATTACGAGATCTTATTGAGAAAACTTAAATTATTTTCAGTAATTACCGTTTACTTAGACGAACTAGACAATCGTATCCTAAATTTATTCCTGATTCCAGATATCAGAAAAACTTTTAATACTGGCCAAGATTATTTTAATGCGAATATTGATCGCTTTATCTTAAGTGATTACCAAAAACAGGAACTACTAAGATTTATTGAAAAATCAGGATCTAAATTAATTTCAACAGATATTGTAATTATTGATCCTGCTCCATCTAACTATGTAATTAATACGTCAGTTATCGTTTTTGATGATGTAGACACTGAAATTATTAAGCGCGATATTCTCAATGCCTTAGGAACTTTCTTTATTGAAAACACAAGAAGAAGTAGAATTCCAAAGAGTGACTTAATTAAAATTATTGAGGGCGTAAATGGAGTAGACTCAGTGTCAGTTAATATTATTTCACAAAAGAATGAACTTGCAAAAATTGCAAACCCAAATGCTGTCGACGTTGGACTTGATGAATTTAACGATATTGTGACTCTAGCAAACGAGCTTCCTCTAATTCGAGGAGGATTTAGCGATCGTTACGGAAACGTGTATGCTACTGGAATTTCAGAAGAGTCCTTAGGTGCAGTAAATATCCAGATCAAGGCAATTATGCCAAGACCAAAAATGTAAAATAAAAATGGTAAAAGGAAGCATATTTCGACCTGTACTTCAGCGTCGAGAAAAAAGAAAACACGTAGGTTTTGAGTATAAAGGTCAGATCCTAAAGCGAACCCTCTCTTCACAGATGTTTGGTGTAAATGAGACTCTTACTACTTATATTTCACAGATTGAAAAGATCGTATATGAGTGGGTCGAGGCAGTAAAGCAGATTAAGATCCACGCAAATCCTGCAGTGGACAAGTACGAAGAGAAAATAAAATAATCGCATGGCAGAGCATAATCAAAAAATGAGTAAAGAAAGTCGGCACCATTTAAAGGACGAGATTCAGGCTTTGCTCGGATCCATTGGCGCTGAGAATAATCAAAATGATTTAGTAATCGATACTGAGATCTCAAATAAAACTAAGGCAGAGAGCCCCTATGATTTTGAGGCAATGAGTAGTCAATTTACTCTAAAAGCTAGAGAAATAACTGATTCTCTTTTTAAGAATTTTGTAGATATTGGAATCTTTGAAGAAAACGATTATGCAAAACATAAAAAGGAATTAGATACAATTAACATTTCCAATTTCTTTTTCCAGTTAAAAACCCTAAAGATAACGATTATTAAGGTGATGGAAGAAATTACTTCCGGCAATACTCATCCTCGTCTAATTGAAGTAATGGGGCAGTTACAAGATAAGATGGCTGCAATTACTAAAATGCAGGCAAACTATATAATCTTCTTAGAAGATACTTATCAAAAATTAAATCGAGATAAGCCAGTAAACGATGACGACCAGAAGATAGGTTCGAGTCCAGAAGAGGGACAGTTTTTTATTACAGTAGGAACTAAAAACCTTACTAAAAGCTTACCAGCTTCGTCTCTAGAACGCCCGAGTGGTAAAACCTCCGGCTCTCTTATTAATCCAAGTAACAAGCACGAACTTATGCGAGAAAAAAACATTGAAATCGAATCTGATGATTCAGACGATTTTATCGATCTCACTGAGATAATCTAAATTACGTATGAGAGATATAATGTCAAATAGCGGCGCATTCACGTCTCGTAAGATTTCTAGAATAGGCGGAGATGACGACGATACTAACACCTCGATATGGACCACACTTCGTATTCAAAAGATTCTTGATGAAATCGATAATGGATTAGATATTAAAGGTCTACATAATTCTCCATTTAAGGATAATGACGTTAACTTGAAACGTGCAAATCTGCCGTTTGAATATACACCCGACGAGTGGAAAGAGCTTTCAAAATGTAAAGAAGATATTATCTATTTTGCACAGAATTACTGTTATATTCAAACTGGAGATGGAGTTAAACTAATTAAAGAAGCTGGAGGGTTACGTGATTTCCAAGAACAGATCCTTCTTGCATTTATGAATAATAAAATGAATATTTTAATGGCAAGTCGACAAACTGGTAAATCAGTGACCTCTGCTATTTTTATCTTGTGGTTCTTGCTTTTCCATGCTGAAAAAACTGCACTAGTTGTTGCCGATAACTTTACAACTACTCGAGAATTATTAGATAAGTTTAGAATTTCATTAGACAACCTTCCATTTTTTATGAAGCCTGGAATCAAGCACGTAAATACTGGAAATATTAAATTTGATAACGATAGTCGTATTGTTTGTAGAACAACAACTAAAAAATCAGGTATTGGTCTTACTGTAAACTTACTATACATTGATGAGTTTGCGCATATCGACCAGGCAAAATTAGATGAGTTCTATCGAGCAATCTTTCCCACTATCACCGCTGACCCTAATTCCAAATCAATTATTACTTCCACGCCAAATGGTAAAAACAAGTTTTATGATATTTGGGTAGATGCAATTGAAGGAAAAAGCAGTTATGTTCCTCTTCGTGTGGATTGGTGGCAGGTTGCTAATCGTGGTGAAGAGTGGAAACAGCAAGCGACTGCAGATATTGGAGGAATCGAAGATTTTAATCAGGAATATGGACTACAATTCTTCTCTTCTGATGAACTCTTATTAGGCTCGACTGAACTTAAGAGATTAAACAATATTAAAGTTGAATACATGCATTCACGACTTCCTCTTAGCGAGGATCGCGTGTATATTAATGACTACTTATTATTCCATCCAAAATACGTAACTCGAGAAATAGACGATTGGAAAAATGATCCAGCCAATTATGTATTTACTATTGATACTGCAGATGGAGTAGGCGGCGACTATTCAGTTTTAAATATTTACAAAGTAGTGGCGATGCCAGTTTCTGAATTACTTAAGAAAAAAGATGCAGTCAGAAACGAGTTAGACACGATTTCGCTTGTACAAGTTGGAGTTTTCCGATCTAATGAACTAGACGTAACTCAATTTTCAGCAGCAGCCGAGTTCATTACATACAGAATATTTAACCCAGACAAAGTCCGTATTGTGCTTGAGATGAATCATAAAGGAGAGATCGTTCACTCTAGATTCTCAGATAATTCTAATTATTGGACTGGGCAGTTTGTACATAGTAAACACACTGAAATGGCAGTGCAAGCCAAACTTGGATTAAGACTTGGACCGACGAACAAAATAAAATACTGTGAGAGATTCAAATATCTTATCACTATGAATAAAATTATTCCAACTGATTACTTAACTTTTATGGAGTTAATGTCATTTGGAAAAACAAAAGGCGGGTCATACCGTGGTCAAAATGGAAACGACGATCTTGCCATGACATCAGTTAACCTGGCACCATTTTTTGACTCTCCACAGTTCTGGGATCTAGGAGTAGACACCTATGAAAATATGCCTCCTGCATATAGAAAAGAGATTGAAGAAAAAATATTTAACATATATCGTGAAAATAACACGAAGAGTTTGTATAATTTTGAAGAGCTGAAACGACTAAACACAATACAAGACACATCCGTTCCTGCAGCTAAACAGACCGCAACCAATGTATTTGATTTAGAATCACTTGAACAAATGAGAAAAATAAAGAACAGATTTTTTAATTCTTAACGTTTTCTTAGTATTATTATATAGACCGAAAAAATCAATCAGTTATGCAATCTTTAAAATTCAATGGAGATATTACGTTAGACGAAGTCTTCAACCAACACCGAATCTTAATCTATAACAATGTGTTGGATGCAATTCAAAAGAATTACAAAGATCAGACAATTGAAGAAATAAAAGTCGTAACCATTACGTTAAACAACATTGAGTATTCAATAAACCTTTCTAGAAGTAAATTTGTTAGTGGTCTCGAAAACGCCATCTCTTTTTACGAAGCAGCTGAGGAATATGAGAAATGTCAAAGCTGCGTGGACATCATCAAAGATCTTAATAAGAAAAAAAAGAGAAAAGCAACTAACTAACATATGGGATACGAAGAAATAAATGGTAAAATCAACTTACGCATTCAGGAAATATCAGAAAAACTACTAAATGGAGAAATAACTGAGCCTGAAAGAAACGAATTAGCACAACTCATCTATCCAAAATTAAAGTTCTATGTCTGGAAATTCTGTAAAAATGAATTTGATACAGAAGAGGCTTTACAATATGCGTTAAAACGTATATTTAAAAATGTTGCTCAATTCAATTTTGAAAAAGGTAGATTTACTACATGGATTTATACAATTGCCCGTAATGAGACTTTATATTATCTTTATCACAAGAAAAAACACAATCACCTTGACATAGATGATCTTTATCCAAAAGTAGATCGTCCTGATGACTTTGAAGATAATAAAACTTATCATCTTGATATTGAAGAACTTTATGCAAAAACCGTACATGAGATATTTAATATTAATGATGAGGTGATGAAGAATATTGCAATCGACAAGATGATAAAAAACAAAAAAGTTAAGCAGATTGCAACTGATTATGAAATGAATGAAAACACTGTAAAAACCAAACTTCGAAAAATAAGAATCGATATTCGAGATGCAGTAATTAAAGAAAATCCAGACCTAGAAGAAAAAATAAGAATGTTAATATGATGTTTGATAAAACTAATCCAATTAGAGTATTTAAGAATCTCAAAGATTCAATTGAAGACCTAGCAAATTTCTATAAATACCAAAAAATTATCTTTGAGCTTCAACGCGAAGGCAAGTTAGAGGCAATCGGTTTCTCATTAGATTCTGATGCAAACCTATATCTTGGGATAAACTTAAATCCTGAAATTTTGCTCTATTCTGAAACTTCATCCGGGCCTGCCGAACTTAGAATGGTCAGTGAACGGATGAAAAAATACACAGATTTTCTAACAAAAGAAGGTATCCTTGACTTTGTTAAAGTAGAGTATGATCGCATCCAGACAGAAGCATATTATGGATATATCCTTCAAGTAAAATATGACTTCAAAAAGTATAGAAGAGGTAGTTTTATTTATGGAATCAGCTACTTTCTTGCAATGATAGCCTCTATTGCAACCCTAGTATTATTTTTAATCTAATATTTTCTTAAAAACCAAATAAATAATAAAAATCAAATACTATGAAAAGATTTGACGAATTTTTAACTAAACACTGGACAAAAATTGTATTAATTCTATTAATTACAATTTTTGTAAATACTTGCAGCAATCCAAATAAGACTGTAAACAAACGTATTGACTCTCTTTCAGTTAAGGTAGATTCACTTACTACTGAAATCAATACTATTAAAGCTTCAACTTTAACTAAAACTGATCTTCAGATTGAAGGACTAAAGGTTGAAAAAAGAATGATTCAATCAACTGATCGCCGCATCCTAGATGTAAACAGGCAATCTGAAATTGACCAAGAGTTGAAAAAATTAGAAGGAAAATAATGATAGAGTGGATTAAGAGAAACAAGGAGGGGATCATTCGAGCAATGTTCCTCATTCCTATTTTATCAGTTGCAACTATTTCTATTTCTCACGTAGTTAGCTGGTACGATTTAGCTAACCCAATTAGCTGGGCAGTATATCTTTCAGTTGCTGTAGAAATTGCAGCAATGTCTGCAATCGCGGCGGCCTCAGTTAAAGTAAAAGGATTTTCAGTATGGTTTGTGTTCATTATCGTGACACTTATCCAATTTATTGGAAATATCTTCTTTTGTTATTCTGAGATCGATATTACCTCAACTTCATTTAAAAATTGGTCAGAATTAACCGGTCCAGTTTTTGAAATGATTGGCAGTGATATTGCTGATACTATTGCGCAAAGAAGATGGTTAGCCCTTCTAGAAGGCGGGCTCCTTCCTCTAATTTCGCTTACTTGTCTGCACTTTTTTATTAAGTATGGCGAAATAGATAATATTGAATCAACTAAACAGGTTGAGGAAGAAGCATCAATTGAAGAAGAGTTACCAGTTACTGAAGTAATTAATGGAGAACAGGTTGAAGAAGTAAAACCACCTGCTCCAATCAAACCTTCAGTCGGAGGAGCTTTTCCAAAAATTGAAAGACGCTCTGAGCTAAGCGAAAAAATGAAAAAAATCCAAGGAAAATGATTCCTAATTTAAACGACGTTTGCACATGTTGTGGAGGATATGAAGATCAACCACTACTTCAAATATTCGGAGATAACTGCTTTAGAGTAGTAGAGGGTAAAGCAACACATGGTGAATTTTGCATAGGAGATTTTGCATTTCCAGTAGACGGTTATCAGTGTACTGGATTGAATGTAGATATCGATGGTGGCGAAATAGTTCTATTTGATAATCAAATATTTGCTGCATCACCAAGCCAAACTCTAGAAAGCGAAAAACTTTATGTTAGAGGCCTAATGCTCAGGATAATTTATCCTACAAATAACACAGACGGAGAAGAAATTCAACTTGTTGATAAATCCGTGAAACTTGTAATGGAAAATGCTGACTTGATTTCAGCAGAATACCCACTATATGACTTTTTTACAATCTTTACTAATCCAAAGTCAAATAAGGCCGAAGATTTAATAAATAAGATAAAGATAGTCAATCCTAACCTATTGTACAAAATTAGAGTTTCTGCTCTAATCATATATGGAAAGGCTATATAAAAAAATAAAAAACAAATGCTAGATAGCGGAGTTGAATTAATAACATTAATAGCCGGAATTAATTACGAGCCAACCTTTGTTAGTACGGATAAAAGAGTTCCAGCAGGCACGCCAACTAGTCTTGGCTACTTACAAATTGGAGAAATTCAGCAGTATGGATTTGCAAAGGGTCCAATATTTAAAGTTGGTTTCTTGGATTTAAGCAGTGTTGCAGTTGCATCCCATGTAAAAATCTGGGGAATCAGCAATAAAAATAATGATGCTCCTCTTTTCCCAATTAGTTATTTCACACTAAACCCTGATGTTACTGTGTACCTAAAGAAATTTATTTTCTGTGATGCCTTTGGAGAAGAGGTAGTAGAGCCTGATTACACTGTAATTGGGTATAAAAAATCAGCAGTACCTTTATCTTGGTAATGAAGAAGCTTAACGAAAATAGTATTTCACCAATGGTTTCTCGAGGAGATTTTACTCGAGGATTACCTTTCTATGGCTCAAAAGGGGACTTTAACTTTACTGTTTCCAGAAGTAGATTTACTCCAGGTATCTCAGTAAGTCAAGCTCCATTAACGGATATGTCAGTTAAAGGTGACCCAGGATTCTCAGAATTCGATATGAGTGTTGCTAAACTTAAGATGTATTTTAAGCCTGGTGATAGAATTAGAGGTATTGCAGTCAATTCTATGTTAGACCATGAAAATGGAAAAGTAGTAGTTGGCAAATTACAGAAAATTGTTCCTGACTATTCAAACAACACTATAAAAGTTTGGGTTAAAAATCCCAAAACCTTAGAAATACAAGAAGTTTACCCTGAATCTATTGAGAGAATATATGAATCCCATAGAGCAATGTCATTCACTCAATTTATAAATTCGTAAATATTTAACCTTTAATTGATTTGAAAGCAACTAGTTTAAGAACCAGTTGCTTTTTTGCTTATATAAGATAAAAAAATAATTAGACATGAGTCAAAAAATTGATCCAGAAGAAGCAGAACGGTTTCTTAATGCACAGGATGAAAAGTATGGAGTCAACAAAGCTGCCGAACTTGTTGTTGAAACTGGAAAGGAACCGGAAAAGATAACTAGCTTAGGTAAAGCACAAAGCCATCAAAATCTAGTAGAGCTTTCTGCCGCGGAAGAGTCTCCATGGAAAATACTAAACTTGCAAAATCTTCCTTCTCAGGGATTATTTTATCCAGAAGGAGTGGAATTACTTATTCGTTCAGCCAAGACTAAAGAAATTAGGCATTGGTCGACAATCGATGAGACTGATCCGATTGATGTCAGAGAAAAGATTAATTTCGTGCTCAATGCTTGTACTAAATTTAAGATTAAGGGTCAAGCAATGTCTCTTAACTTTAATGATTTTCTTGAAATAGACAAGTACCATATTATCTTTAGAATATATGAACTTACTTTCCCAAATCAGGAAAATAAGTTATGGGCATACATCAAGTGTTCGAATACTCAGTGTAACCACGTAAATCAAACCCAAGTTACAAGTAAGAACTTATTAGGCTTTCTCTTTCCTGAAGAGCTCATGAAATGGTATTCACCAGAAGAAAAATGTTTTGTTATTGTTTCTGAGAAACTTGGAGAAACATTTAGAATCTTTTTACCAAATATTGGAACCTCTGCAAAATTCAGACAAAAGCGTAGAGAAGAACAAGAAAAAGGAATCCCTATTGATGACTCCTTTTATTCATATGGACCATATTTGATTAGAGAATGGCGAAAGATCGACATGACTATGCTCACTGAACTAAAATTTGCGTCTATTGACTGGAAAGAAAATAAGTTTGTAGTTATCCACAAATTTACTGATTCTCTAGAAAAACAAAGCCTTAATAAAGCTGCTAGTGTTTGCGAAAAATGTAAAACACAAACTGAGAGCCATATTTTTTTGGGAGGAAGCTTCACTGTTAAAGATATTTTCATTATTTCAGCTGGACTTGATGAACTTATTTGAGCTTAATGCTCGATTAGCGGTGAAGCTGGGTCAATCCCTAGACACTCTGTATAATTTAGAATACATGGAATATTCATTACTCTTAAATATTCTTAAAAAAGATATTGACGAGAAGAACGATGTTCTGACTCAAGAAACAAAAACGGTATACAACAACCCAATTAAAGTCAATCTACCCGAAGGCTTAAAGTTAAAATAAATAACAAAAAGAAACAAAGGTGGCTGACAACAAATATAAAGTATCCAGTGAATTTTTAGATGCATGGTCGAAGAATTCTGCAGAAAGATTAGCAGAGGCAAAGGCACGCGTTGATGCCTACTCTGTTGCATATTCAGCTGCAAGTAAATTAGTCGATGATTATATTAAGGCTACTCCTGGAGATGCTGCAGAAAGAGCTAGATTTGATGCACAATATACCCCAACTGGTACAGGTATTGATTTTGATAGAAGTGGAATTCGATTAGAACCACTTGTCAACAAAATTAAGGACTGGAACGGAAGTTTATTACCGACTAAGGACTTAAAATCAAATCGGGGTGCAAATACATGGTACGCAAAGCTTCAAGCGCTAATTGCAAAGTCGCCAGATGATATTTTTGCAGCAGATGCTCAACTGATTCGTGCAAAAACATTAGCCATTACTCCACCTTTTACGGGTGACCTTGATGAAGATGCGTTCGACGCACTAGAATTAGAAAATACCCAAATTGATAATATCATGCCTGTTGGGTTTTTGGTTAATGAATACAATGCCTTTAATAAGAGTACGCCAGCTACTTCTACTTCTGAGCCGGTAAATGAAGCAAAGCCAGCTGAACCTACTCCAGCTGCTTCTCCGATCAATGCTGCAGAAAAGGGAGAAAAACCAAAAGCTGCTTCGACTTTAAATCCAGAAAAAGAAAGTGCAACTCCAGTTGAGGCAACTACTGGCACAGTAACTACCGCAAAACCAGAAGTTCCAAAGGAGGTGACTCCAGTCAAACCAGAAACTGGAACTACTGTAAATGTAACAGTTGCTCCAACTCAGCCGGCCGCTCCATCAGCCGAGCCAACGCCAACTGCTCCGGCTACTCAATCTACACCAACGACACCGCCTGCTGCATCGCCAATTAATGCTGAAGCTAAAAAAGAAGAAAAAGTTGGTGGAGTAAATAATACTTTTCTTACTAAATTATTAGGTAAGGAAAATGTAGAAAAACTTGCAAGTAATACGTCAACCTTAAATGAAAGTAATGCGAGTTCTGCTATAGAAAAATCAAAGGAAACTATACAGAGCACAACGTCGACTAACGAATTAAATAAAGAAACTAATACTTCTTCGGTCACTTCAACTACTTCAACTCTTAATCCAGCTGATGTCGCTAAAGCTAAGCCAAAGATGGACATGACGGCTCTTACTAGATTACTAGGTAAAGATAATGTAGATAAGCTTACAAATACTACTTCTGAAAAAATAAGCTCATCTGTTGTAAATGAAACAAAGAAGGTTGACGAAATAACAAAATCAGCTGAGTCCATTGCAGCCGGAGAAACTGGTAAAATTGGCGGAGTAACTGCCGAGCTTGGCGCACCGACTCTACCTAAAGAAACCAAGACTTCTACTGAAATTACAAAAACTGCACCTACTCTGCCTGCTGCTCCAAAACCTGCTGAGAAAAAAGCTGAATTGGAAAAAACTCAGCCCATGACTGCCTCTAAATCAGACGCAGTTAGTCTTACTGAAAGTAAAGAAACAAAGGGAGAAGCAGCAAGTGAAAGTATGGGACCTGCCTCCGCTGAACAAGGTGCGTCGGCAACGACAAATGTAGATTTTTCAGGAGTTGAATCTCGTCTTGCTCGAATCGAAATGCTCCTATCTGGACCACTTGACGTAAAAATTATTGAATCATGATAACTGACTATTCAGACCAACTAAAAAATGTGTATTTAAAGTATAATCAATTACATAACGAACTTTCAACTCTAGAAAAACTTGCACAGGATCTGTCAAACAAACAGACTATGTTAAGTCAAGAATTAGATGATAATCGAAAGACTGAGAAATTCTTAATAAATAAGATAGAAGAATCAATTAATCGAAAGATTACTCAAGAAGATCTTATGCAAATAATTAATATTAATGAATAAAGACAAACTCTACTTAATACTAATCAGTATTTTGTTGCTAACCACGTTAATTTTTGGTTACAAATGGTTCTATAGCGGTAACTCTGCATCAAAAGAAAGAGTTAAACAGCTTGAAACTGAATTTAAAGAACTAGAAGAAAAGAAGAAAGCTAGTGATGCTCGAATAAAATATTGGGAGACTCATTTTGCTGCACTGCAAGCAAAATCAGATTCTCTTAAAGCTGAAATTGATGCTCTTGAGAGAAAAACTAAAGTCGCGGAAGCTGAAGCTAAGAAATCAAAAGCACGATTTGAAGAATTAAGCAAAGAACTTGCTAAAACTCGTCATAATATCGAAGAGTTCAAAAAGAATCCTCCTAACCGAACTGGAGACCTTCTACTTGAATCTTTAAAAAATAAAACCAAATAAAATGAAAGTAAGCAAAATAGCAATATTCTTCCTATTTATTGTAACTCTATTTAGTTCTTCAAGCTTTGCGCAAACACTAGATTATCCAAGATATGAAGTAGATTCGCTTGGGCAAAAAGTTATAGTTATGACAATTGAACAAGCAATGAAATTAGATAATAATTCTGAACTCCTAACTCTATTTGAAAAATTAAATTCGCAATTAGGAGAGTATGATAGTGCCTGTATTAAAGTAATAAACGATAAAGAAAAAGTAATTAGCATACAAACGGTTGAAATTGCAAAATTAAAAGAATCATTAAACACAAAGGACGAGCAAATCGCTTCTTTACAGCATAGAATTGCAGAATATATTGTCAATGTTGGAATTTTACAAGATCAAGTAAAAAATAGAGAAGGCGTAATTTCCGAAAAGGACAAACAAATAAGAGGACTTAAAATTAAAATGATGGTCACTGGAATCGGCGGCGGTGCTGCAATTATTGGAGCGATTTTAGGTCTAATCTTCATACATTAAAAGAATAGTTAATAAATGAGACAAAGTAGATTTGTAAGTCTAAGTTCATATTGCATAGCTGAATATATGTTTGACCCATTAGGGTCATTGGATTTCTATACTGATTCGTTCGTATTACTCCAAAACAATCATGTAGATGCGCATCAAATTTTTAATATTGATGGCTCATACAGCTCAACAAAGAATATTCAGGATTTAACAGCCGTTCCTATTTCAAATAACACGTATGCATACTTAGATAGCGAAAAAACGCCAAACTATTTAGTATATGATTCAGAAATTACTCAAACTCCAATTTCTGGATACAATGTTGTGATGGACAAGGTAAGGTTTCATTTTGTTTCAGGTTTTGAGCTTGACAATTTTAAAGCCCTAATTCTTAGTGTTAAGCACACTGAAAATGATGGTAAAAACAATTTATTTGCCAGTATTTTACTTGCACCAGAAACGAGTGCGCAATTGATTAGTTACAATCCAAAACCTCTTTTCTTAAGTAATGCTCTATATGATCGATATATCGATATTTTAGTTCCATCAATTAAGAATATTAATGAGGAGTATAAAACTGCGCCAGTGCCTTCTGCGACCTTTGTTGCTGCAATCACACCAAACGCAGTAAACTCAACTGGATTCATTTATAATAACCAAATTTCAATCGGCTTAGCTGAATGCGGCAAGCGAAATACTCTGTATACAAATATTGGTCAGACGTATGATACTTTTGAGGTAAGCGAATATTATGAAGCCCCTCTTTCACAGAGTAACGAATTTGACAATGTCGGTGCGTATATTGATGAAGCAACAGATGGAGATTTTATTGAGTTCTATTTAACATTTAATGCTGGTTTTCCAGCAGATCTTATTGGAATCCTAAATGCTAGAAATCCTTCAGATGACTGGATTATCATTCACCAAATCAGCGTATTCGAACAAATTGGCACAAGTTTCAATAATACCTCAAGATTTGTATTCTTCCAAGAAGATAGGTTCGATGAACCGAATACATTTAGACCAGTGTTAAGAAATGCAAATGAAGCAGTAAGCATGTCAGTTGATTACCTTGCTCGATTAACTAATCGCCGTAATGGTGAACAAATTATTCGAGAAGCTTCTTTTTCGCTAGTGTCACCAAAGAAATACGGTAAGAAATTAATAACTATTCCTTTATTAGATAAACCGCAGTCTCAGAAAATCTACAATAAAATTATTAAGAAGAATTTTGAAGCAACCAAATTATTCATTGAACCGACCTTAAATCCATCAGGTTCACCAGTTAATCCAAACCAGGTAGCAACCGTTGTTCGGACTGAATACGTTCCAATTTTCTTCAATAATAGCAGTATTTCTATCTCAAATGTAAGTTCTTTAATGAAGGTTAAAGATTCAATGGAAGAAGTAATCTTTTCACAAGGAAAGCTTAGATTTATCCTTTCGCCGTTTGACAATATAATTAAGCTAAAGGTTTATACTACAAACAGTTCAAGTGATAAGATGACACTTGCTCCACTGGACTTAAATGTAAACTCAGCAAAATATCGCCTTGTTTTTGAAACGAATAGTGGAAAAGTCTCAGTCACTAACTTAAACGATGCCAAGATTGAAAACCTTTCTACTGGTGTACTTGGATTCAAGGTTTCTAAAAAGGATAGTAGCGCTGTTCTTGCGTCAACTACAAAAACAGTATATTTAGTTTCAGTAGGTCAAGATGGTACCGAAACCTTAATTTATACTGGAGAATGGAGAAAGCCGACTGAACAGGCTGATGTGGATGCGGCAATTGCTGCAGTAAAAGTAGAAGCCAACCAGGCTAGCCAGACACAGTCTATTCTTGCAGGAATCAAGCAAAATATTTCTATCTCCGAGGTGACAGGATTAGTTAAACCATTAACTGCTATTAAAACAACGGCAGTCGTTCCAATATCTAATAAATTTGGAGTAAGTAAACCAAAATCAGTATCTGTGAATTCGACTAACGCAGGGAATGGCGTATAATAGCAGTAAGAAATTACGAATATTTAAACAGGATAGCAGATAAATAAAATAAAATAAATCATTACGAAATGAATGAATTAGTGCAAAGAATACTAGGTGAGCTTAATAACAATCCAGCATTGCGTTCTCAACCTCTAGTAAAAATTCTAGCCGAGTCGACTACTAAATCTATTGAATTGGGTGAAAATCCAGCCCATATTTATAATGGTCTTAAAAGCGGTCTAGTTTCAATCAATGAAAGCCTTAATGATTCTAACTTAACGGCAATAATTCAAAACTTGGATACTGTTGCTAAAACACCAGAAGCAAAAGTTGAAAAAATTGCAAAAGCAGTAAATCTTAGCTCAAAAATTGATGCTATTAAAGAATCTAACGCTTATGCTAATCCTATTGTTAAAACAAAAGTTGATTCATTTAATGATACGTTAAATCGCGGAGCATTAGACTTTGCATTATGCGAATCATTTATCAAAACTTTCAGTCAATATGGATATGATTCAGTTATCAAAACTGCAGTAGAACAAGTTAATACTTATCTTTCTGAAAATCAATCTACTCTAGCAGTATTAAACACTATTTACAGAATGGATTCTATGGGATCTCCTATGTATGCTGGTGTAAGTTCAGACTTAAAAAACATGTTAATTACTGAAAGCTATAGTGCAGACGTTGTTAAAGTGAAATACGGAACATCTGTTCCACTAGTTACAGAATTAGTAAATACTTTAAGTATTATTGAATCTGCAAATACTGGAAACTTTACACTTGGTGAAGGTAACTACGATACTAAAGTAACTAATTTAATTACTCCAGCTTTAAAAACAGCAGACGGATTATTACTTTATACTGACAATCGTTTCTTATCAATTCGCGAGTCAAAAGGATTACTTGGAAACGAATCTAAAGTTCATGTAGACGGAGCATTTAAAATTGCTGATGTTGATCCTAATTATGTAAGAACAACATATGGTAATTTCTATGATGTGTGTGAAGCCTATGCAACATTAGGATTTGCAAAATCAGAAGACGGTCTTGGCGTAGAATCTAAGTCAATCAGAAACTTTACACTTGGTTTCAAATTAAACGAAGAAAAAGGAGTTGATCTTTATATTAATAATACTAAGATCGGAACGCCGGCTTCAGTTAACGTATCCGAAGCTCTTGCGCTAGAACCAAATATCACTAAAGCAAAAGTTGCTAAAATCGTTGAAAATACTAACTCTTTGTTCAATTTTGAATTTATTAAAGAGATTACAAATGAAAGAATATTAAGCGAAGCTACTTTAGTGAAATTAAATGACTCTTACTTTATTTGTGAAAAAGTAAATTCTGCAGATCGCGTTTGGAATCAAGTTAATGAATTTGAATTATATGAATTCTTTAAAAACAAATTCGGATATGATGTTAGCCCTATTTTCAAAACTAAAATCGAAGAATCAGTTGCTGGATTAAAGAAAATCGAAGAAAGTAAAAAGGTAATACTTACAGATATCACAAAACTTGAAGGATCAGTTACTAAATTAACAGAAGCAGTTAATGTATCTGGAATAGAAGTATCTGAAATTAAGAAACTAGAATCAATTAAAGAATCTATCGAAGCTACAATCAATAAACTTAAACAAGATTATATTGCTCTTGACCTTTCAAAAAAAAAGTAATTAGTCTAACTGAATCTAAAAGCAAATTTAACGTCGGAGACCCAGTTGAAGTAAAAGGAAAAATAGGTAAGGTAACTGCAGCTAATGGAATTACACAAGATTACTTGGTAATGATAGGATTTAAAAACGAACGGTATAAAGAGTCTGAATTAAGTAAACCTACACCAGCTAAAAAAGATACAAAGAAGAAAGATCTTACTCGAAAGAAGAGACCTAAGGAAAACTCAAATAATATTTCATAACACTAAGAAAAGGAGCATTTTGCTCCTTTTTTATTTTATTTGGCCCAGAATCTTAGTATAGTATTCCTAAACAAATTCATATACTATGACAAAAACTGTGAAAGTCGGGCCAATTCAACGCCGCAAAAATGACACTGCTATTACTGCAGTAATTCGTAAACAAGTTAACAAAATGAAGCTTGGAGACTTCTTTGAAATTTCTGGTGTTGATCCAGAAACTGTGCAAAATCTTCGTTCCACTCTTTCTTACTTTTCAAAGAAAGACGGCTTCCGAGTTAAAACAAAACATTCTGGCGGAAAATTGACTATTGACCGTGTTAGAAAATAATCAAAACTAATCCTGAGTCGACAGTACAATAATTAAACACTAAATTCAAAATATGGATACCAGAATAGACTTCAATACTGCAAAAAAGTTCGATCAAGTAGAATTAGTTGATTGGAAAACTAGATATGCAGACTTTAAATTTTACGTTAGAAAAGGCCTAAATGAGGTAAAATATAACGTTGGAACAAATGTTTCAAGAGGACCAAACAGTGGCGAGTATATTAAGCCATTTACTTCCAAGACCATGGGTCAGCCATTGAATATCAATGCAGTCCTTAACCAGTCAGATACCTGGTTAGATATCGGTGGCCACTTAGGCTTCTTTTCGATTCGTATGGCAAAACAGTTTCCTAACATCAAAAAGGTAATTTCCTATGAAGCTTTACCGCATAATGTAAGCTTTGCATTGGAAAATATCAAATTAAACAATGTTGAAGGAACTTGCGAGTTTGTACAAAAAGCCATCGTCCCAAATGAAGAAGAGTCAATTAGCTTCTTTATTTCTTCTGACTCTGGAAAACACTCAATCCTTCCTGTAAAAGGTCGTGAAAGTATTACTGTGCCTGCAATCAATATTAATGATGCAATTGCCCAAACTGGTGCAACTGCTATTAAAATGGACGTTGAAGGTGCTGAATACGAATTAATTAAGGCCGTAACTGACTGGTCAAATATCCGAGTAGTGGTAGTGGAATGGCACTTCAATGCTATGCGAACCATCACTAAGGACAAAAACTACCGAGTTACTCTTTTCCAAGAGATTATGGCAATCCTTGGCAAGAACTTCGACACTATTCGTCAATTGCCAAACGTTGAATACGGTAAAAACTTCATCACTCACTTTGTTGCTATCAAGACTGATGGTAAAGAGTCCGTATAATTTACTACAAGAAATATACCACGAGCATCCATGGAGGATGCTCGTGTGTTGTATCATGTTAAACTGTACTTCCCGCAAACAGGTGGATCAAGTACGAGAAAAGTTCTTTCGCAGATATCCAGATGCAGTAGAAGCAGAACGTGCAGATCCTACTGAAATGGCCGAAATTATTGCTCTTCTTGGATTTAAAAATAAACGTACTCAGACTATAATTCGTTTCTCGAGTGACTGGATGACCCTAGATTGGTCTGAACCTAATGAATTATATGGAATAGGTAAGTACGGACAAGATTCCTGGGAGATATTCCAGAAGGGCAACCTGAACGTTGTACCTACTGATGGCGTATTAGATACTTACTTGGCCTGGGCCAGAACCCAACTTCAAAAAACAATATAAGAATATATGAAATCACTATATGCATACTTTGGCTTATTGAATTTACATACGATTGATTCTCCAGGCCATTCACTTTATCAAATTGGTCTAATGGATTCACTTCGTCAAACTTTTGGAATTGACCAATTTGATTTTTTCTCATATTACCCAGAAGACTTACAAAAGACTCATAGTGAATCTGGTTCGCGAATGTATCCTGCATCGCCGATCGGCAACATATTTGAGCGATATAAAGATGAAATGGTTCACGATCATTTGATGTTAGATGAGACGCTCGCCAATATTACTGCCAAAAAATATAACCTGCTCTTTCTTAAAGCTAGATTTAGAAATCTTTCTACTTTACAGAAAAAATGGAAAGATGCTAAAGCATTTGAACTACTTATTGAAACTGCAATCCATGTCGGTTATACGAAAGATCAAATTATTATCCTAGATACTGACCTTTCTCTGCCAGATTCTTTTTCTAGAAGGTATGGTGCTTCAGTAACTATTAGGATTCCTTCAATAGATTTTCCAGGAATATCCAACCGTTTCTTATTAGACTGTGTTAGCGTTCATACCGCTAACTATATTAGAGATAGAAATACAGTTTTTTATGGAAATATTGATACTTCAAGTTATAAAAGCGGAAATTCAAAAAATGCAATTTTAGGAGAAGCTTTATCTTGGATCGCTAACTCTGAAAATAAGTTAATTATTATTAGCAAGCAGAAAGATTTAGACGAGTGGACTGATACTGCAGATGGAATTTTACGAAATAATCGCGGGACTATATGGAATGCACTAGAATCAAGTTTAGTAATGCTCAATATTACTAAGGACAAATATGATACTGTGCGCTTTATTCCAGCTAGAGTATATGAAGCAATGATCTTTGGCATGATTCCAGTCTCATATAATTTTAATTTCTTATGCGAAACATTTTCTTTTTCAAACATAGATGATTTAGTAGAAATTATTAAATATCTAAATGACTGTGAACCTGAAGATCAAAAGAAAGCATACATTCACTTTATCGATAATTATTGTAAATACATTAAAAGTTTAAACCAATGGAAATAGGGAAACTTGAAGAAAAAGCAATCCGAGTAATTGACAGCTGCACTAACGCTTCTCAAATCGATGCTGCAACTCGATACGTAGAATTATATTTTAAGAAAACTGGCAATCTGCCATACCTGAGATACTTAATCACTAAACTTGACGGACTAGCAAATTCTTTTTCTTAGCTGCATTTTCCTAATAAATAATATTATTAGGAAATAACGTAGTTTTTATGAGAAGAATTATTTTAATTGGTTTACTACTAAGTAGTTTAGCTGGGTATTCACAAACCTGCAACACCATCACTGCTTATGATTACATGGAAACCTGGAATTGGACAGGTGATTGGTGGATTCCTGCAGCGACGACTAATTTTTACACAAATGCATCAGTTAGTCCTAGTGCAAGCGCAGTTTTATATGGAACTGGCGGGGGAAGTAGTGCAAATGAAGCCGACTGGTATTCTATGCCAAACCAAACTGGACTAACTCTAAGTTCAGCATATCATTTTAAATTTAGACTTGGATCTTATCGATTTACTTCAACTAGTGCTACTAGAGGAGTAGACGTTGGTGATTTTATCGAAGTTCAACTGAGCACAAACGGTGGAGTTACCTATACTTCTGAAATCAGAGTCACTGGAAACAGCAATGCCTATTGGTCATATAATACAAATGGTACAATAAACAAAATCGCAAACGGCACCCTAACTACTTATTCACCAACTGGTGGAGGTGATCGTACCTTAACTGGAGACGGATACTCAGTAATAGATCTTACTCTTCCTTCTGGGATAACCCAATGCGCAGTTGATATTTACTGCAGAGCCAATGCTGCCGGTGAAGAGTGGTGGATCGACAATATAGAATTAATTGAATATTTTACATGCGCACCTCTTCCAATTGAACTTATTTACTTTACCGCACAGCCGGTCGGCTCGCGTGTCGTTTTAGATTGGACAACTGCTTCTGAACTTAATAATGACCATTTTATACTTGAACGATCAACTGATGCTTTGCGATGGACAGAAATAGGAAGAGTCGATGGAGTCGGCACCACTTCACAGCTTTCTACATATCATTTTATTGATGCTCACCCAAATATTGGCGCAAACTATTACCGACTTTCTCAAGTAGACTTTGATGGAACTCAAGAGTTTTTCAATTTAGTATATGCAGAAATTAGTGATCCACGAATAAACTGTAAATATTCATATTTCGATATAGCTGGACAGGAAGTAGATTATGATTTTGCTCCTCCTGGAATATATTTTAGGTTATGTGGTGAAACTATTGAAAAGATAATTAAGAACTAACCAATTCGGCTAAGATAAATAATAAGAAAGATTTCTTATAATGAAATATGTTTCACCTTATGGAAACACTCCAGAATCTGCACAATTAATTTGCGAATATTTTAAAGGCAATGAGCAAATATTTGCTAAAGTAGTAACTTTTGAAAACGTTGAATGGGAAAGCCGCATGTTAAATATTGCAGAGTCTGCAATTTCAGAAAAAGCATTAATTGATCTTCACTTTGATATGATTGTTAATGATGGTGCTCGTGCAATCACTAAATATTACAAAAACTTAATTTCTGGTAAAAATGATGTGCTTGAAAGAGCTAAAATCAAATTTACTAATCTTAATAGCCACCGAATCGACGAATCTGCCGATATCTTTAGACAGCGTGCAAAGAAGAGAATGACTAACATGCTTGCTGAATTGGACCTAAATACTATTAATTGGGCAACTAATCCTGGCGGAGCATTACAAACTCAATTAACGAATACTACTGGGCAAACTGTTCCTACTTCCGATCTTCAAAATCAATTAAAAGCTGCCCTAACTGGAGGTGCAAAACCTACCGTGACTGGAGCAATTGCTACTACACCGGAAGAATTTGATAAAGCCCTTGCTGGAGGAGAATATGCAGGTAAGAGTGAAGGAAGCACAATGGGGTTTTTGCATGAATTATGGAGTGCACTTACTGAGGGCGGATCTACTATTGGAGTTATTCACTTAATTTTAGATATAGTTGGAGTAGTCGGAGACATATTCGGGCCAGCAATACCAATTGGTTTAATGGCAGACGTACTGAACGCAATCATTTATTTTGTCAGAGCAGCGACTGCTCCAGAAGGAGAAAGCGGCAAGTTCTGGTTACTTGGTTCTATTTCATTAATTGCAGCATTCATATCTGGTGCAGGTGATGCCCTAAAATTACTTAAACCTGCTGCAAAATCTGCTGCTCCAGTAATGGAAGCCATTCTTAAAGGTGGATCTAAAGCAGGTGGTGAAGCTCTTGCAAAAGTATCAGCAAAAGAAGCTGGTCCAGTAATGAAATTATTACAATTTATTTCGAAAAATATTAGCGGAGTTTTAGGAAAAGCAAGTGGTCTTCTTGGAAAATTCTTTGATGGCTTTATTGCAAAATTAGTAGGGTGGATTCCATTTATTGGAAAACCTCTAAAAGGTTTCTTTGAATCAATTGGAACATCATTTGCCAAATATGGAGATAATTTAACAGGTTTTGCAAAAGAATATTCAGCTGCTGAAAAAGCAGCTATTGAAATTGGAGCAAAGGAAATTGATACTGGAGTAGAAACACTATTAAAGAACAGCAATCAGTCTTTAGTAATCGACGATGTTACTAAAATGGCAAAAATAGTTGACCAGGATGGTAAAGTAATAACGAAAGAATTTCCAGCCGACTGGTTGAAAAAGGACTTTGACAAAAAAGCAGCAGGTCTCTTCGGTAACGAAAAAGCAATTGCTAAATATTATTCAAATGTTGCCTCTTCAAATGCCGTAATGGCAGAAGGAATCGGTAAATACGTTATTAAGAAAGGTTGGAAAACAATCAAAGGTACAGGTAAACTTGCATTTTTCATAGGCAAACAAATTATCAAACTAATCAATAATGGAAAAGATTGGCAAGATCTAGGATACAAAAAAGAAGAAGTTGAATATCAGGGAAATTCATCATTAAAGAGCTGGATTCAAGATGAAATCCACAAGAAAAAAGAAGAAACGGGTGCAACTTATCTTCCAGCAATCGACCTTAACTCTGATCAACAGGAAGTATTCGATAATATTACAAACTATCAAAATAATTATGCTAAATTATTTGGGCAGCCAAGTATTATTCCAGTAATCTACAATAAGTATGGAAATACTGAAGATGAATTCAATGAATTTTTCGATGAAGTAAAAAAAGGTACAGTAAAACCAGAAGATTCAGACGAATCTAAAAAAGAAAGTGTGAAAGAATCTATTTCACACTTACGTTATATTATCCCTTATTCTAAATTTTAAAATTACTTCTTAATTCTCTTAAGAATATTTGCGATTGGTGCTTTAAATTCATCACCTTCACCAGTACAACCGGTCCAGTAAGCTTTTGCTAGAACTGAAATATCTCCACCTAATTCATCGTCTAGAACTGAGTATACAGTATCTTTCGCATCAATTTTTTGATATTCAACGCTTACTTCTTTTGCCATTTCTGGAGTTAATCCAGTAATTAGAAGCGCAATTGAACACTCTTCTTGGTCAGTAGTGTTTCCAAATAATCCGCTACCATTTTTAAGATCAAGTAGCATTGATGCGATATCTGATGCTCCTTGTTGTTTTGCATTTGCAATATATTTACTAGGGTCAGCTGCCATTGTATCATAATAACCCATTGCTTCTGCCCCTTTTGCAAACATTCCAGGTTCTTCTGCTCCATCTGGCGTTTCACCAGTGTTTGTGCCAATATCTCCAGCTTTTTTAGCTGCAAGAACTCCCATTGGAGTTAAATTAACTCCAGCAACGGTAAATAATTCAGTTGCTTTTGTCGGAGAAAGATATCCTGGTAAATTTGCAAATGATGTGTGAAATTCTGCACCTTTTAATGGTTGTAAAATAACACCAGTCGCATTTATTTCTTTAACCGTATGAGATACCATTTTTCCAGATCTAGCATATTCAATGGTTTTTCCTGCAGATTCTCCAATTTTTTCTAAAGCTGCGAGTTGGCGTGCTTTTTCTAATTTTGCAAATACTTTACTTAATCTAGTTATATCTGCAATAACTCCAACACTCTTTCCTAATGCGGCACTTGCCGTTGCCATACCGGTCACTCTTGCTAATTTACTAGCTTTAGAGGCAGCAGATGCAACTTCGGCTCCTTTTAAACCTGCGGTAAATGCCGCAGATCCTCCAAATGAAACTATCGTTAGCGCAACGTCTCCGAGTATACTCCAAATATTTAATCCTCTCAATACAGATGGTTCAATCTTGCGGCGATATAGATTACATGAAACTACTTCTCCATATCCACCAAATTCGTCTTCCATAAAGTCTTGGATAGACTTTCCATATTTAGACTTAAATATTTCATCTAGTTTATCAAAATACATTTGAGGATCTACACTTTTCTCTGCAGCAATTTGTGCAAATGCTCCAGCGAGTGATGCAATCGTTTCTTCATCAGTTCCTGCGTCACCAGCTGCATTTCCACCAAAGAAGCTACCAATTCCTCCAACGATACCTCGTTCAGTCCAATCAGTTCCTTCACCGCCAGCTTTTAGAATTGCAGCGGCTGCTTCCATATCAATGTCGCCCCATAAAAATTGTTCATTCATAATCCACATCATGAATTTAGGAGCAGTTTTATTAGACTTATCGACTTTTACAAAAAGTCGATCATCACCAACTATTCCAAAAGCAGTCTTATCTAAATCCGTAAGTTCGTACTCTCCATCCTCATAGGAATTAAAGTATTCTGCTAATTTAGCAAGAAGCTGGTCATTCTCTAAATAACCTTTAAGTCTTTCGTTAAGGTCTTCTGAAATAACTGCAGCTTGTTCATTGACTGCGCCTTGGTAATTGTTATAAAAATCTTGATATTTTCTATCTAGAAACATATTTGTTTATATTATTTTATGTAGTTTGAGTTGGTTGTGCGGCAGGTTGAGTAAACGAAGTTTTTAAATTTTCCAAACCTTTAATAAACGCTGCTTGATTTGCTTGACTTAAACCCTGTGCTTGAGTCGCCGTTCCTTCTGTACCTGTTGCAGCCGGTGTTGCTGCACCAAAAATAGACTTTCCATCTTTATAGAAAAGCATATTTCTAAGATTTTCTGGAGTCAATTCAGTTGATGCATATTTACTATCATATTCATCTAGGATTTTTTTTCTAAATGCATCATCCGTAAACATTTTCTCAAGAAAAGATTTATCTGCAGTATTTGTGATCTCCGAATCATAGAAAAGAGGAGCTCCAGTAGCAGTAGATACTTTTGTATCTTTTGATTGAGCATCATCTAATGTAGTTGCCCACATTACTTTTTTATTAGCGGCATCATATGATACTGTACCATTTGGATCGCTTCCGTCTTTGGTTTTTGCAATTATCGTACCGTCTTGTGCAAATTCCATAAGATATAACTTACTATTTGCACGCATAGTATACGCAAACTTTCTACCTTTATCAGGTTTAGTTTCCTTGTTTTCAGTAGGCTTAGCTTCTTCCTTTTCAGGTTGAGGATCTGGCAAAGTGGCTGCAGCTGCAGTTTGGGTAAGATCCGCGATAATTTGTTGAGACAGGGTCGAAAGAGCTGCAAAACTTGGAGCATCAATAAACTCAGAGGTCAACGACACATTTGGATATTTCGATTTGCCTTCTGCATCCATTCTATCCAAGATTTCAAATTGAATCTTTTGTTTAGTACGACCAAATATCTCACCATCTTTTAATACTGTGTATACGATAAACTTTGCTTTAAAGAAAGTTGGAGTAAGTTGTCCAATCTTTTGAGTAAATTGGTTTTCGTCATTAAAGTAAGCTTTAATTGCGGTAAGTCCAATCGTTGTGATTTTACCAGCATTGTCAATTATATCTAAATCGTTAATAATTTTCATCACGAATTTAGTATTTGACTGAACACTATATGTAATTTTATGCTTTTTGCCAGAAGAATCAACCATTACGTCTTTGCCTCTAGCCTCTGCCTCAGTTAATGAGGACCATGTGTCGAACGACTTAATCATGAAAAGTATTTTATTTTATTTATTCTCACGATAAATAATAAAAAGACTATTCAGGTGAAACTAAAGAAATTTAATGAATATGCAGCATTTTATTCAAAGGACCCAAAGAACTTTGAAAAAAAGGTATGTTTTGCTTGTTCAGAAGGCACAGTACCTGATGTGTTTACTCACGTAAACGATTCAGCCGACTCAAAATTTACAAATACAGATGTCCCGGTTATACTATGGAATAATTTTAACTTTCAAAAATCTCCTCTCAACGAGAGCTCAACTTTTCTTTTTAATTCAAAAGGCCTTCCGCAGTTCGAAGAAGTATCTTCAAAACTTAAAGGGGCAGACTTCTTGCCAAAATCGACTAACGAACGGTCACAAGTCAAAGGGTTAAAGTTTCCTATCTTTGGTGTAGACGGAAAAAACAAGACAGAGTTTAAAACATATGGTAAATTTAAAAAGGGAGAAGAGAGGTTTCCTACATTTACCGAAAAGATCGTTCCTCAAACTAAATTTAACGTAATTGCATTTAAAGGAGAACCTATCCATATTCAAGAGAAAATTAATAAACTTGGATTTGATGTTGACTCTGCAAGATTCAAATACTCAAATTCTGTAAAAAATATAACAGAATCACTAAATGCCGAGTATCCATTGGATTTCTATCATGTTGAACTATTAGAATCAAATGGTAAATTATATCTTAACTCTCTTGATACTTCGATAAACCTAAGTCCTTCACAAAGTATAAAAATGTATGAAAAAGCATACGAAGAATATTTTGCGGCTCACTTGCCAGGATGGTTTAAGAAGCAGATATTTGAGTCTCATGTAAAGCCTTATTATGTAAAGCGATATTATGATGCGGCTTTAATTAAACCAAACCACTCAATAGATTTTAAAAAATATTTAGACTAGTGATTATAATTAATTGTACTAACCGAAAGATTGAGACATGTCTTAAAGAGTACAGGCAAAAGACTGATAAGATCGCTCAGACTCAAGAACTTAGGGATCGTAAAACATATGAACCGCCTTCTCAAAGGAAGAGAAAACAAAAGAACTTTGCAAAATACAAACAAAAAAAGTATGGGAATGCTTAACTTCAATCAATATCTAAAAGAAAATTCAAAGGCTAGCCACGATGCAGCTGGGGTTGCAATAATCTATAATAATAAAATACTCTTAATTCATCCGACCAACGCTTCATGGAAAAGGGGTACTTGTGGAATTCCTAAGGGTGGAATTGAACCTGGAGAAGATCTTATGGAGGCAGCATTGCGCGAATTAAGGGAAGAAACTGGAATAATATTACAACCTGAACAATTGGATCCTTCTTCAGAATCTGTACATATTTCTCGAAAAAATGTAGAATGGATGCTATTCTATTTTATATGTAAAATAACCGATCTTTCAGAAATAGGTTTAGACTCAGAACGATTACCGAATGATATGTTACAACTTGAAGAAATTGACTGGGGAAAATTTGTTACTGCAGAAGAGGCCTATCCAATAATGACTAGGGCACAACTAATTATTTTAGACCGACATTTAACTCTTGATCAAAATAAATAAAAGAAAAAGAGCGTAGATGACATATCTTTTAAATTACTCAAACTGGCAAAAATTACATGAAGCAGCAAATGGAGAACTTCCGACTGCTGATCTTGAGTCTATTCCAGTATTACCGACTGAATCTGGTGAACGTCACTCTTTAAATCCGATTGCAGCAGAAGCCTATTCAAAAATGGTAGCTGCAGCAAACGCTGATGGAATTGACTGGGGAATCACAGATTCATATCGCCCATTAGAAGTCCAAAAGCGATTAG